CTGCTTGAATTGTTTTGCATGGATGCCGAAGCGGCCCATGCCCTTAAGGAGAACACATGAGCTCTCGCTGGGCCCCTTTGCTCGTCACGCTGCTGATCTGTGCGGCGTATTACTTAGCAAAGAATTGAGGTGAAGCATGACGGTACCCTTTGACAACTGGCGTAGTGTTGGCGCGAAGGATGACCGTAATCGTTTGGTTACACCTTGTGCGACCTGACGCAGAGTGTTGGAGCAAAAACCTAGTGGGCCAAGAACCCCGTGGTTTATGAAGCCCCCGTTGAAAGACGGTGAGTGTGAGCACGTTATATCTGTACATTGAAGGAGAACATGATGACTGAAGAAGATGAAGAATTTAACCGCATTGAGCGTGAGTCCCGCATCAAGCAAAACTACGTGCGCGACATCAAGACACCATCACGCGAGGCGTTACTAGCAGAGGTTGCAGTGCTTACGGAGTTGGTTCGCGTGTTGTCAGGCAAGGTTGATTCGTTGCATGCGATGTATGAGCAGGCGAGCAAACAGCGCGACGAATTGATGGACCAACAAAGGGCGCAGGTAGAAGCAATGCGCGGGAGAATGCAATGACAGATCAAGAATTGATTGAGTACTTAGAGACCAAAGCAATTTTCACCATGCTTGATGGCTGCGAGATAGACGATCACCTCGGCCACAAGAGATACGACGTGGGCTCATGGAGTATGGGGATACGAGCCGACCATCTTAGCCGACTAATTGACCTAGCAAGAGGTGAAGAATGACACAAGATGAAATCATTGAGATGGCTAGGCAGGCTGGACTTGTTGAAAAAGATGCAATGTTTCGTTCTGTATATCTTGCAAGCATTAAAGACCTTGAAGCCTTTGCCAAACTGGTAGCAGCTAAAGAGCGTGAGGCGTGTGAATTGGTATGCAAGGAAATTTACCGCGCATGGGTTTGCGAAAGTGATGACGATGTTGATTACCCCGACCCTAACGACTGCATGAGAGCAATCCGAGCAAGAGGTGAAGCATGAGTGAACCAACTTACCACTGCCCTAAATGCGATAGCGATCAAGTAACGACTGAGCATCATCAAATGTTTATGGTCAATACAGGTGAACATTATTGTCACAGTATGAAAACACACGATGGCGATTCACCCGCAACATGTTTGACCTGTCGCTGGACTGGAGAACAATACCAACTCAAGGAGAAAAACAATGAGTAAAGAAGCAATGAAGCTGGCGCTTGAGGCGTTTAAAGCGCCGTCACCTATGGGCAACTACAAAGCCATTACAGCTCTAGAAGAAGCACTAGCCAAGCAAGAGCCAGCCGCCAATCGAATCTATCCTGACGAATGGGTCTTGCGCGAAGTTCTATTAGATGAAGACGGCGATGTGATTGCGCATCGTGAGGCACTAGCCAAGCAAGAGCAGGGTGAGCCAGCCGAACTTGAAAAAGCATATTCATTGCTTCTTTGGGATTACCAAGAGCTGGAACGTGCTTTCAACAAAGTTACAGGCGGCACATGGATTCGCAAAAGCAACACACCACAACAACGCACATGGGTTGGGCTGACGGATGAGGAAATCAAAGCAATGGATGCTGGAAATACTTCAAACGCATCTTTCTATGCGGGAGCATTGTGGGCAGAAGCCAAGCTCAAGCAAAAGAACGGCTATGCCGAGGAAAAGAACACATGACGTTCCAAGAGCAAATCAAAGCAATGCCTGAAGCCGACAGAATTAAATTTTTTCGGCAAATTATGGCAGTGGTCGACGCAGGGCGTTTGTCTGGTGTCCCGCCCGAGGAGTGGGCAAAGATGTTTGCAGACACATATAAAAGCATTGAGGAGAACACATGACGCATGAATCAGCGGGCACTGTAAATGTTAGCGAAGACCTTTCAAGTATTTCTTTTGTGCGGGGTGTTAGGTTTAAACAAGGCATGACAGACACCATTCTTTGCGGCGTAGGAACACTAACCGTTGGGCAATATATGAGAAAAACATTGCATGTAGCACTGGACAAATGGATTGACGACAACCTCAAGGAGAACACATGACAGACTACGACAAGGTGCTGCAAATCATCAAAGAATTGCGCCCCCTTCAGGATAACCCGCTGTTTAAAGACAAGCCAGCATCGTGGTGGCTAGACACGATTGAAGAGATGGTCAAAAAACTTAAGAAGGAGCACACATGATGCAGAAATTTTTGTACTGGCTTTATGTCAAGTCTGGTATGCGCAAGAGAGACATGGACATTTACTGGTTCGGCAGGTTGGCCGAGTCGCATCGCAGTGCGATTGATGCTCGCGTTCTTTGGGCACGTGAGATGCTGCCCGAGATTACCTTGGAGAGAGCCCGTGAATTGGCACATGACGAACTTTATGAGTGTGTGCGTTACAGCCCCGCACAAGATGGCTGGATTTGGAAAAGAAAAGATGGGAAGAAAACATGAGCAAGATCCCCGAGCATAGCGACTTGGTCCGTTATGATTATGAATGCGACGAGCTTAACGGCACGGAGCTGGTTTGTTTTTTTGACTATGAAGAGGAGGAGATAGGTTCTGTTGAGTCGGGGATAAAGATGGAGCCTGATTACCCTGAAACATGGAATTTAATGTTTGTTTATCTGCCTGATGGGCTGGAGATTTTTGGCATTTTGCATGAGTCGATCTTGCAGGATATTCAAACACGGGCAGTAAATTATTTTGAAACACAGAAAGGAGATTTTTGATGGCTGAATATTACAAACCAACAAAGCAAGAGGTTGAGAAGCTGGGCGAGGATGCCCGTAAGGTGGCGGAGGTCATGGCAAAAGCTATGTTTGCCGAGAGCCAAGATAAGCGGACCTGCATGATTGCGGCGATGAGGGTAGCTTCGGGAGCCGCGGCTATGGGAGGGCTGGACTTGCACCGTTCTGTCCAGATGTTTATGGCGTTTTACAAGGAAGCGGAAGCTTCGTTTGGTGAGGGGACAATGCAATGACACAACCCAAAGGATTAGATGTAGAAAACCTTGACCAGTTTTTGGAGCAGGCCCTGCAAGGCGATGACGAGGCGATCTTCATTGCTCAGCTGCATCACTATGACCCGCGGGCCGCGGAGAAACTAGAGATGGCCCGTCACGAGCTGCAAGAAGCTGTGTCTGATTTACGTGCTGCGGGGAAATTGGTATGACACCACGATTCAAAAAGCTGTTAGAGACGTGCATTGAAAACGGTATCGATCATGGTTGGCGCAGAGCGCATAAGCATACCGATGCCCCAACCGAGGACATTATCAAAGGCGAGATACAGCACGCAATTGAGCTCGAGTTGTATGAATGGTTTGAATTTGAGGAGCACCCACAATGAAAGTAATTGATATCACTGAACACGAAGACGGCAGCGCAACCATCAAACTGAGCATGTCTAAAGAAGAGCACCAGACCGTGATGGAGGGCGCGTTATTGCGGGCTATATCACTAGGTGTCACAGCTAAGCACGAGGGTTGGAGCGGTTTTACGCCAGAAGAGTGGCGCACTGTTGTCAACAATGCCATCGAGGCAAAAAGAAAGGGGCAAGAATGAGCGCGATCATTAATGTATTTCACCCTGACTACATAAAGACATATCATCCGGAGTTCATAGCGCCGGAGCTGGATGTAGAGCAGGCAAAGGGTAAGAGAAAAAGAAAACCCGCGGTCCGCGGTCCACGGGAATCGGTACATAGCGCAGCGTCCTTGCCTATGACGGTATTCCCCAAGACTAGGGCAACGCAAAGTACTGAGCTACTCCCACGGGAGTTCTATGTGTACAGCAAAGCAGGCGCGGGCAACGCGAAGGCAAGAAAATGATTGATTTACAACTAACAGGAGAATTTAAATGACACAACAAACGATTAACGGCCACGACCACTACGAAGTGGTGCCCATGGAAGAAGTGGGGGAGGACAACAGCCACGATTTGAAGATCAGTATGGAGCAGCGCGGCTGCCTGATCGAGGTGGTGATACCCGTGGAGACTCTGCCTGATGCCATGCAGCTTAAGGACTACATGCAAAACACTGCGGTGGACATGTATTCACGCTTGCGTTTTATGGTTGCCAGCGTTGAGCACGCCTCGCAAAAGGAGCACTGAGATGTCTGATTTTTTAGAAAATGTACTTGCGATGTTTCAAGCGGTTCTTATGGGACTTTTCATGGTCTGTATTTTTGTGGCATTTATCGCTCTTGGTTACTGGCTGGTCCATGATCCAGTGCAAGAGGCCGCTGACGCAGTTCCACGAATCACGGCCGATGTAGATGGCTGCAAGGTCTACCAGTTCAGGAGCAACGGTTCGTGGCACTACTTCACGCGCTGTGAGGCCACCACGGTGACCACGCGCAATTACACGGAGAGCTGTGGCAAGGGTTGCACACGCAACCGCACAGAAGATATTTCAATGGAGAACAAATGATGACTAAAACCGAAAAAATTATTGACCACTTCATCAAGCGCCCTAACGCAAAGGTGAAGGACGTGGCTGCTAAATTTGACGCGGCGATTGCCATGGTCTACAAGCTGCGCAAGCGGGTGCATGAAACAAATACGAGGTTGGAAGAATTACTCGCAATACCAGATATGCCCGAGCCAAAAAAAGACACCGTGGACGATGTTTTAGACACTCGCGGCGAGACCTACGGCAAGTTCATCGAAGGCGCGGAGATCATGCAGATGACCAAGCGCTTGGTGCACAACTACGTTGAGCAGCGGGGCACGACACTGGCTTTTGATCAGCTCGAGGCGATTGACATGATCATCCACAAGCTGGGCCGCATCATCAACGGCAACCCTGACCACATCGACAACTGGGTGGACATTGCTGGCTACGCCACCTTGGTGGCCGACCGCCTGAAGGGGAATGCACGATGAGCAAGACACCTGCGAAGATTGCTCCGGCAGAAGCGCGGGCCATGTTCCTTGCTGCTTTGCGATCTAACAACCACACAGCTTTAACTTCAGAAATTGCATTTTTTACGACACTTCCTGTTTCTGTAGTCCGCCGATGTGGCCTAAAACTGGCCAGCGAAAACAAGGTCGCAGCGGTCCTTGTTCCGGGCCGAGGCAAGGGTGAGTATCGATTTACGATTACTCAACTGGATTTATTTGAGAGCAAAGAAATCACACGTACTAGTTTCTGGCAGACATTTAGAAAGATACTAGGATTTTGAACAAAGGGCCCCTCGGGGCCCTTTATTTTGCTTCGCCCCAGCTCGGTCCGACTTCTACGTCACAGCGGCTGGGCACCACCATATTGGCAGCCTTGGCCATGATCTCTGCAGCAGCCTCAGCCTCCTCACGGGACTTGACGCTCAGGGCCAGCTCGTCGTGCACCTGCAGGATGGGGGTAAATCCATTCTTGGCCAGCGCCACCATGGCTGCTTTTGTCTGGTCAGCGGCAGACCCTTGGATGAGGCGGTTCAGGCCCTTGTAGGTGCCCGCCCGCTTGATCCGTTGGCCGTATTCAATGATGGCTTGTTCGTGCGGCAGCGCCTTGTTCACGCCCCACTCCATCGGCTCCCACAATGGGAACCGACATTTACGGCCCAGCAGGGTGCGGATCGCCCCTCCTGATGCTGGGTGGTCGATGCGCTTCATCACCGCGTTGACGGTGCCCTTCAGGAACGGGACTTTCTTGTGGAAGGTGTCGATGAGCTCAGACGCCTCGTCCAAGGACAGATCTAGCTGCCCTGCAAGCTTGTTTTTGCCCATACCGTACATGAGCCCTAGGCCAATCGTTTTGGCGGCCTTACGCTTGATTCCTGCCATGTCTGCGACCATTTGGTGAAAGTCGGTCTGTGGATCGTTCTGGTAGGCCTCGACCATGGTCTCTGCGCCGGGCAAACCCAGCAGCGAAGCGTAGTGCACCAACAGGCGGGGTTCCTGCGATGAAAAGTCATTGGATGCCCACAGCTCGCCCATTTCGGGCAGGAAGAGACCGCGCACCATGGGGCCGATGATCTCGTGGCGGGCAGGGACCTGCTGCAAATTGGGCTGGGCCATGGACAGTCGTCCTGTGACCGTGCCGCCATCGTCCGAGCGCATTTGGTTGACGTGCGGGTGGATGCGGCCAGTCTTGGCGCTGAAGTCCATGTAGGGCTGCAAGAAGGTGCTGTGCGTTTTGTTGGTCTCGCGGGCCTCGACGATGAGCTTGGCCACTGGGTGGTCGCAAGAGTCGAGAAAGCCTTTGGTGAAGCTCGGTGCACCGGCCGAGGTCTTGCCATATTGCACGCCCAGCTTGTCGAAGGCATGGGCGATGGAGGCAGCGGCCCAGATGTCCACGCCGTTGCCGCACAGGCTGCGCAGCTCCTTATGGATCTGATGCTCGCGCACGATTAGCCTGTCAATCAGCATTCCGCATTTAATGCGGTCAAAGCGGATGCCGTTGTAGGTCATGTTGAACAGGACGGGGAAGACCTCTGTCTCAAGCTCAAAGATGGACTCGACGTTGTCGATGCGCATCTTGGTTTTGAAGGCGTGCCACAGCTTCAGGGTAAGTGCCGCGTCTTGCTCGGCGTAGTCGCCCACGTACATGGCAGGGAGCTTCCACAGCTCCTTTTTGGGGTGCACACCAAAGTCGGCGGCCGCTTGCTTCAAGCCCTGCTCGGACTTCATTTCTTTAAGGTAGTCAAAGCCTAAGGCATTGAGTGAGAAGCTAAAGCGATTTTCATCGAGTAGCGGCGCGGCAAGCATGGTGTCGTAAATGACACCATTGACTTCAAAGCCTGAGGCACGAAGCCAGCCGAGGTCATATGCAGCGTTGTGCATGATCTTGTCTGCTTGCGTTTTGCAGACGTCTGCGATCCAGCGTTCGACGAGTCGTTTGTCGAGGTTACCGCCGCCTTGATGGGCGACAGGATAGTAGCCAGCCCATCCGTCAACGGCGACAGCGTAACCAACAATAAAACCGTCGTTACGGGGCCAGCCCGGTCCAAAAGATTCCAGATTGGGGTCACAGGTTTCGAGGTCAATTGCAATCTCCTTGGCTTCAGATAGGTTTGGAAAGGATTGTGGGGCGACCCATTCGGTAGGGTTTGGGAAAAGCGGGATTGTTTTCATAGTCGAAAGCCTTTTTCTTGAAAACGGGGAAGCACTAGGTGCAATGATTTCTTGGCGCGGGTGATGCCGACGTAGAAAAGTCGGTGGACGTTGTCGCCGTTGTCTGCATATTCCTTGGCAAACTTTGGTGAGAGATCCATCATCAACATGACGTTGTCAGCCTCGCCGCCTTTGGCACCGTGGATGGTGGACAGCTTGATTCGGCCAGCAGTAGAGAGTTTGATTTTGCGACGCAGCACCGCGATCAAGTATTCGCGCTTGTCGTCAGGGATGCGGGTCAGGGCTTCGTGCCAGATGGCCTCGGTGGTCAGGCCGTGACTTTCTTTGAGCTCTCTGATGCTGTACTCAGTGTTGTCGTCGCCGTTTTTAAAGGTCCGGTGGCCGCGAGTCACGTGCTCACCACCAAGGTACTTGTAAACGTTTTTGATGTCTGCGCCAAGCACGTAGTCTCCCTTGCGCAGCTGCTCCCATGAGACAACAGCTTTGACCATGGTAGGAGCAAGGCTCGGCACCCCACCGCGCTCGAACAGGATGCCTTGGCTCTTGAGCCATTCGTGCACGGAGTTGAGCATGTAGTTGGTGGCGGCCATGATGAGCCACTGGCCCTCCCCCACGTCAACGTCCTCAAAGCGGTAGTAGGTTCGGACCTCGCCTTCGAAGTCGCGGGCCTTCCATTCCTTGGGTTGGCGCTCACGGATGCGGTGCACGATGCGGTTGGCCAGTGCATGCACGGTGGACGGTACGCGGTAGGACTGATCAAGGACAGTGATGTGGCCTTGGAAAGACAAAAAGCTCTTGACATCGGCCCCTGCCCAAGTGAATACTGCCTGATCGTCGTCTCCGGCGAGGAATACTCTTTTCGCTTTCGCAGCCAAGGCCTCGACCATTTGCCACTGTAAACGGCTTAAATCCTGAGCTTCGTCAACAATTAGGACTTCCAGTGAGGGCAATCGTTCATGATCGACTACAGCCATCTCCAACAGGTCAGTGAAGTCCAGCAAGTCCTTGCTGCGCTTGTAATGACGATAGGACCGCTCCACAAACTCGAAGTGATACCACTCGATATCCAAGCCGCTTTGGTTGTAGTGCTGGCGCAGGTCCACGCCCCTGATGCGGGCTAGGTTGATCTCGTTCAAGATGGGGTTGTCGGCCTTGGCCACGTCCACTTCGTCTTCGGTGGTGATGCTCAACTCAATGCCCACTTGGGCAGCAAACTCGCGGTAGTGTTCTGGCTGCATGATCATGTCGGCCTTGACCGACATGCAGCGAAAGGCGAGGCTGTGCAGCGTGCGAAAGAATGGGAAGTCTGTCTTAGCGTTGAGAGAAGGGAATTTTTCAGTGGCCCTGTCGCGTGCTTCGTTAGCTGCTTTCCGGGTAAAACTGAAATAGCCGATATGCATCGGGTGGATGCCATCGGCCAACTCTTTCTCCACCACGTTCAGCAGATACGTGGTCTTTCCTGACCCGGGTGGACCAAAGACCTTGTGGACATGGCTCATGATATGACCTTGACCTCTGCCTGCGTCTCAATCCAAACGTGCGCCCCGCAGGACAGGGGTTTGTCTTCGCTGTAGACCACTTTGGATGGGCCCAAGATCTCCACCTCATGCGCATAAGTGTTGCTCTTGTAGGTTTTGACAGTCAAGACGGGGTCCGTGGCCCCTGTCTTGCGGTTAGAGCGGATGACATGCTGATTGACGTGAATAATCGTTTTCAAAATGGGCTCCCTTCCACGCGAGTGGTGTGTGTGTCAAACGGTGCATCCTGTTTATCGAACTTCGGTATACGCCAGCAGCGTACAGTTCTATTTTTCAGGAACAGACTGACTGGTTCGCCACCCATGTCACGCAGACGCTGGGCCATCTTCGGTGCAGACAGGCCAGCAAAGTTGTTGCGCTTCAAGTGGGCTTCGAGGTCCTTCATGCGGAAGTAGGTCTTGGCTTCGTCGTCGTCAGTCCATGGACGGCCCATGAGCATTTCGTCTCGAGCCATGGCCTGCTGCATATGGGCAGCAAACTCTTCCAACAAGTCGTTGAACTTGCCGGTGACGCTGGTGTCTTCCGATGCTTCCGTGATCTGCTCTGTCTCCACCATCTCTTTCAAGAGGGCGTTCAACAAGTTCTCCCAGTCCTGTTTACGCAGGGTGGGGGGCAGTAAGTTGATCTTCTCAAGGCACGCTTTTTGGAACAGGGTCTGTGTGTGCAGAGCATCTGTCTCGAGCTCGATGCGACGGCCGTTCACATCCAAGAACCATAGGGGTGGTTCACTGGCGTACTTTGAGAGGGAGGCTATCTGAGGCGCATCAGGACTATTGGCTCCGATACCGTGCTTGCGCGTACGGCAGAGCCCGCTGTTGCAGAAACCGTTAAGGGGTGCGTCTTTGCACTTGTAGTGATAGTCCTTTTTATTGGCCTGCTTGAGAACAACTTGGACCTCATTATTTGGTAGTGGGGGAGATACGTACTTAAAGTTGTACTCCACCATCTTGTCTTCCCACGTGCTTGGGTGGGCCTTCTTAAGATACACAGCAATGTTGAATAGTCCATTATTGCGCGTACCCTCTGGGAATCCTTGGGCACATAGAGCTTGCAGGCAAGGCGGGCCGTCTTTGATGGGGCTCTCAGCTTGTTTCGGCGGTTCAGGCACAAAGTCCAATGAGTCTTGGACATTGGCATCATATAGTGCGTAAAACTCTTCCATCGATGCCGCTGACCCATCACTGTTGAAGGCATAGCGCGTACTAGATTCACCTGCGAAGTAGGGCAGGTTGAGGAAGTTTCCTGTGTCACCGCGGTCGATAAGAATCTCCGCTTGCTTAGGGAATATTTCGCGGCCCGCTTCTCCCAAAAGTGCAGCAGCGTTTTTGAGATATGTCTGGAAGTCCCGAGCTGGGACAGGCGTGCGAGTAAAGAGAAAGACATGTGCGCCTCCTGATTTGCTTCGGCATACCACCATGGGCAGCTTGAGTTGTGCTACTTTTTCAACCAAGCCTTTATGGTCGAGAGGGTACTGGTCAATGTCAATGCAGCCCCATATGCAACTGTTATCGGCACGAATAGGGATAATGCCAAGAGAAGGCTCAACGCCTTCCAAATGTTTGACCCAAAGATCATCTGTTGGTGGCTTCCTAACCACCGTGGCCTGTCCGGCTTGTTTTCCATCGCCTCGCTCCGATTTAATTCTGTACGTGCCATATGCAATATCCAGACCGCTGAATATTGTTTTGAATTTTGTAATGTCGGTCATCTCGTCTCTCTATCGGAAGAGGGGCCCCTTTTGGGGGCCCCTTAAATCAGAAGGGGGCGGCTTCGGCACTCGTGCCAGCACCCTCGTGCTCGTGCTTGACCTTCACGTCTCCTGCACCCACTTGTGCAGCAAACGCTTTAGCGGCAGCGTACTGATTCATGTCCTCAATAGGACCAATTTTCTCGACTTCCCAACCAAACCACTTGCCCTTGTCATTTGATTCGGCTTGCGAGCTAAGACGGTACATGTGGGAGTACATAGGAGGTGTAAAAGGACCGTTCTTCCCCATCAACTTGGTAGACATCAACATGCTGTTCCACTTGCGTGATTTTTTCAGCTGTGTCGACTTCATCACAATCAACGCTGGCTCAGGAATACCTTGATCGGTCAAAACCATCACGTAGTGATTGGCTGTGTTCTCGATGTAGTTACCGTTGTCCAAAAAGTCTTTGGATTCGCCGGGTTCGCGGTGAGTGCGAGTCAGGATGTCTGACGTGGCGGGGTAGATATTGATTGGTGCGCCGCTGCCGGAGCCGCGTGGTGCCCATTCAATGTACTGACGCACGTAGGCGACTGGAATGACAGTGATGCCCTTCTTGCCGTCGTGCAACTCGCCTGTTACGGTGTTCATGATGAAGCCGGGCATAGCGCCGTCCACTTCGCCCACTTCGGGGCTGGTGTTGGTCAAAAGCTTCAGGAAGGGAAGCGCAAAGTCTTCCTGACCCATGCCCTCAAAACCGCCATTTGCGTCATCTTCAAAACCACCGACCAATGCCAATGCAGGGTTGGCTCCTTTTACTGCAACTTCGTTCTTTGACATGATAAATTTTCCTTCGTTTATGCTGATTTGATGGTTGCTTTTTGGCCTACGAATACGCCAAACAGCTCTGTGGGGAACTCGCTTCCGCGTTCCACCTGCTCGCGAACCCAAGCTTTCAAGGTCTGGGGCTCGATCTTCTGCGCTTGCTGAACTGGGTAGTTCTGCTCGCGCAGTTGATTCAGTAGTGTGTCGCACAGGCCGTCTTCGCCACGGCCAAACTGCACGGACACAGTGTTCTTGATAATGTCGTCGTAGCCGTTTTCGCGCAGCCATTCAAAGGCTTGCGCACGGTTGTCATCCTTGATGGATGCGCTGTAAAAGGGCTTGACAGTGATCTTGCTACCGTCAGCCATAGTGAAGTCGGACATGCCTAGTTCCTGCAGCATTGCAGGGATAGTCTCTTCCAACATCTTACGCAGCTGGTTCTTGCGCTCAGTCAAAACATCATCGATATCGGTGATTTCTTTCTCGAGCTCTTTGGCACGCTTGGCCAAAGCACCAACGGACGACAGGTCCTCATTCTTGATTTGCAGTGCATCAGCGTCCTGCTCAAACACGTTTACGTTACTCATCTCTTTCTCCATTCTCGGTAATGTCAATACTAACAGGGATGTACATGCGCTCGCGGCGGTCCCACTTCAGCACACGGAAACGGCCAGAGTTATAGGCTGCGGCTATCGAGCTGGCCAAGCCCATAGCCACAGGGTCTCCTGTCAACAACAGGAAATCCTTGTCTGTGAAACCACGCAGCTTGCGTTTGAGCAAGCGCACAGTAGGCACAGTAGAAAAAGCAATTTGAGTGTTGGAGGGCAGCAATACTTTTAATTCACCATATTTCATCGCCGGAGCAATGTCATGGTTAGGCATCTCTTGCACAACATACACAATTGAAGTCTGTTCAGTCACGTTACGCTATCCTTTCTAAAAACGTACGATTAGTGTACACTACTTTTCAGGGATGTCAACACCCTTAAAAAGAAAGTGAAGAAAGATTATGGATTATTTTTTAGAACGGTACCCGTTCAAGAACAAACCATTCGTCCACCAAGCCGCGTATTTGCAGCGTTTCTGGAAGGACGAAGGGGCTGCCCTCTTTGCCGAGATGGGCACTGGCAAGAGCTTTATGCTCATCAACAATGCTGCCATGCTGTACGACAAAGGCAAAATAAATGCGATGCTTATCGTAGCACCAAAAGGCGTTTACCGGAACTGGTACACCTCTGAGATCCCCAAGCATATGCCTGACCACGTAACCTATGCCATGGCCGCATGGAGCCCCAGCCCCCGCAAGGCGGAGAAGCTGGAGATGGATGCCATGCTTAACGACTTGGACAAATTGCGCATCTTGGTCATGAACGTCGAGGCGTTCAGCACGGAGAAAGGCATCTCCTTTGCACGCACCTTCTTGCGCGTCACCAACGCATTCATGGCCATCGACGAGTCCACCACCATCAAGAACTCCAAGGCCAAGCGCACCAAGGGCATCGTCAAAGTGGGCCGTGAGGCGCGGTACAGGCGCATCGCCACGGGCTCCCCCGTCACCAAGTCGCCGCTGGACGTCTATAGCCAGTGCGAATTCCTTGGGCCCGAATACCTCAACTACAACAGCTACTTTGCCTTCCAAGCACGGTACGCGGTCCTTGTAGAGCGCAAGATGGCCACCCACACGTTCAAGCAGATCGTTGGCTACCGCCACTTGGACGAGCTGCAAAAGAAGCTCGAGCACTTTGCCTTCCGCGTGACCAAGGACGAGTGCTTGGACCTGCCCGACAAAGTGTTCTTGCGCCGTGAGATCGAGCTCACGCCAGAGCAAAAGAAGTATTACGACCAGATGAAGCTGATGGCCCTTGCGCTGATTGACGGCAACCTTATGTCTACAAACAACGCGTTGACGCAAATTATGCGTTTACACCAGATTTGCTGTGGCCACGTGAAGTTTGACGATGGCCAACAAGTCGACATCCCCAGCAACCGCGTCAATGAGCTGATGTCCACGCTCGAGGAATGCCAAGGCAAGGTCATCATCTGGGCCAATTACCGCAGGGACATCGAGAACATCAAGCTGGCCATCCAAAAGGAATACGGCATGACCTCTGTGGCCACCTACTTCGGCGACACCGAAGCGGAGGAGCGCCAAGAAATCGTGACGAAGTTTCAGGACCCGGCCAGTGAGCTGCGCTTCTTTGTTGGCAACCCCAGCACGGGCGGCTACGGGATTACCCTAACTGAGGCCAAGACCGTCATCTACTACAGCAACTCGTTTGACTTGGAAAAGCGCTTGCAGTCCGAGGACCGCGCACACCGTATCGGCCAGACAGATAAGGTAACCTACATCGACTTCATCAGCCCCGGCACGGTGGATGAGCACATCGTGAAGGCCCTGCGCAATAAAATCAACATCGCCAACCAAGTGCTTGGCGAAGAACTTAAAGACTGGATCAAATGATGCAACTCGTACCCCTGCGCCCACGCTACAAATACCCCAAGCTCATCCGTGTGGATGATCCTGCGGGGCGTTACTACCAGCTGCGCGGCACAGAAGAGCGCCTGTCCAGCGTCACCACCATCCTGTCGGCTACTAAGGATCGGGGGCACCTCGATGCGTGGGCCGCGAGGATCGGGCAGGAGGAGGCGGACCGCATTCGTATGGATGCTGCACTTGTTGGCACTCACATGCACAATGTAATCGAACGATTACTCTTGAATAGGGATTTACCCGCACCCCGAACATGGATGGCCGCCAAAGGCTACTGGATGGGCTACAAGCTGCTGGAAGAGTTCTTCCCGTATGTCGATGAGGTGTGGGGCTCCGAGGTCAGCGTTTACTCAAACCAGCTGCGCTATGCGGGGTCCACGGACTGTGTTGGGGTGTACCGCAGCCGTCTATATGTCGGCGCGGGCGCAAAGCCCTGCATCATGGACTTCAAGCAGGCCAACAAGATGAAGGAGCGCAAGTGGATTGAGGATTACTTTGTCCAGTTGGCTGCGTACGCTATTGCACACAACGAGAACCACGGCACCACGATTGACCAAGGGGTCATCATGATGGTGTCGCAAGACGGACAGACCAAAGAGTTTGTGTCCTGTGGCCGCGAGTTTGAGGGCTACAAAGACCAGTGGAAACGCAGGGTGGAGGCGTTCCATAAAAAAGACCCGGACCTTGTGGGCCCGGGTCAAATTGCCACCCCGGGGGGAGAAACCCCGCCTTTATGATGACAACTGCAATTAGCCCTTTTTGGCGGCGCGGATGTTGTCCACCATGTTGGGGTAAGGTCTGCCTGCCTTCTTGGCCATTGCCTTGGCAGCGGTCTTCTTGGCAGGAGTGAGCTTCTTTGGTTTGGCAAGGCCCTTGGGGCGGGGCTTGTCCCAGACTTCTTTTTTCATGGTGTTTTCCCTTACTTTAGTTTACGCAGTTTGTAGAGCGCAGACAGGAACGTGGCCACGGCCTCGTCCACGATGTTCTGCAGGGCGGTATCTTTTTTGTCGATGGCGTCGTAGCGAATCTTCTCCACGTCGTCCAGCAGCATCTCAAGCGCCTTGACAGGGTCCTCTTCGGTGATCATGTCCAAGTACGGGATCTCGATGATGTCGTGGCGGCCTTGGTAGGCTTCTGTCAGCTCATCGGCACGGTCAATGATGGCAAGATAAAACTCGCCCAAAGCAGAGTGCTTGGCGAAGCTGCCGGGGCCCGTCACGCGCAAGTGCGCCCGGTGAGCATACTCACGGGCCAAGAACAGCGTGCCTACCAAACGTCCAATCATTTCCATCATTTACTCCGTTATTGTTGTGGTGCCATGCCCGCTTGGCGCTGCTGTAGCAGGGCGCTGATCGGGTCGTTGGGGAACATGGCAGGATACATCAAGGGCACTTGGGACTGGCCGGGCTGCACCGCGGGAGCGGTAGGCAAACGTGGGTTGAAGTTCGTGCCGCGTGTTGCGGGAGCCGGGGGCTGTGCTTTGAGCATCTGTGCGGCTGTTGGGCCGGACGTTCCACGTGGAACCACAGGCAGGCTGGCCATGTTGGTGGGCACGGGCTCATTCCCCTGCTGTGCCAAGCCTTGGGCCTCGATCACCGCTGCACGGGAAGCTGCGGGCGCAGTCAGGATATCCGACAGACGCCTTGGTGACACCCCAAACTCTTGAAGCTGCTTGGCTACCGCGGCGGCCGCAGAAGGCGTGTTCAAGTTGGTCATCTTGTCCGCAAACTTTGGATCCTCAAGCGCCCGAGTAAACATGCGCTGAAACACCTTTTGTTCCTTGGCGTTCATCAAGCGCGTGCCAAGGGTCACCATCATGGTTTCTTTGGACACGTTGCGCATGGCCACGTTGCGGATACTGGTGGTCAGGTAGGGGATGCTTACGCCAAACAGGCCCTGCAGCTGCTGGTCAGCAGTCTCAAACACAGGAACTTGGCCCGTAATGTCGGAGAAAGCGTTGACGCGGCGTTGGATGTTGGCCAACTTCTGCAAGTTGTCAAAATGTTCAGTGCCACCAAACAAAACCTTCATCGACTTCTCGTTGTTGCGCAGAAAGCCTTCTAATGCGCCACCCTTGGACGCACCCTCGGTGGCAAGCTCAAACACTGAGCGGCGCAGCGCGGCCAGATTCTCAGGGTCCTTGGACATCTCATTGACCAAGGTACGCATTGCTGCGGGGTCCTTGATCGCTTTTTCGAGTGTCTGGCGTGGGTCAGCATCCGTCTTGGATGCCTTGGCCAAAAGTGAGTCTAGGTCGGCATCCTTGGTTTGGATGCGGCGCTCATCGAGCTCGGCCAACCGCTTGGCAATGTTGTCAGAGAACTGGACCTCATCCTGAATCTTCAAGCGAACGCTGGCAGGAAGGGTTTCGATGATATTCTTGTTCTGGTCCATGACTCGGCGCAACTTGTCCGCGTCGATCAGGCCGTCTTTGTCGAAGATAGGTTTGCCGCGCAGCCAATCCACAGCGCCCTTTTCGAGCAACTCTTTGCCTTGAGGGTTGTTGCCGATTGTCACTTGCAGCTGACGCAAACGGTCCGCATTCTTGAATGCGGTGGCCATCAGGTCCTCGTTGGGCAAGTAGTATTCTTGGCCACCACGGGTCTTTTGCGTCATCAACAGGGGCAGGCTGTTCTCGTAGCCTGCCTTGTAGTCGTCAAGGATCATTTTCAGACCCTCGTACTCCTGCTTGACCTTTGGCGCGTGGTCCAAGACCAATTTTTCTATGTCACGGAACACGGCATCGCCTGTGTCCGTAATACGCTGGGCATCCGTCAAACGTGTACGCCCCTTCATCATGGCGGCGTTGTAGTTGCTCAATGAATCGTTGCGGAAACGCTGGGCGGCCTTCAAATAGTCCAAGGCCTCTGGGACGTTGATGTCAATGCCCGTGTTGGCAGCGGCAATACGCGCAGCATCCTCTTGGAGCTGTGCAGGGTTGACCGTCACCTTGCGGCCGGGGATACCCGTGGCCACAACAATATTGCCGTTGGAGTCAGGCTTGGCAGCAATATCCGCCAAAGTCACTTTGCGTTTAGCGCCCTTGCCCGTGTCCCCTTTCACCAGTTGGAGCACGGAGTCGCGCAACGCTTGTTGGAAGTCGGAAGGCAGCTCCTTAGCCAGTGGGCCAAGTTGCTCGGCAATTGTCTGGTCAGTCAGCTGGGTCAGCATCTTGTCCGTCATGGCGTCACGTGCCTGCTGCTGGCCTTTTACAAAGCGCTCAAGCAACTGAATAGGCTCTGGAACTGGCACGCGCATTGAAGGGCGCTCGATTCGGTACTTTTTAATCAACGCCGTAGCAGCTGCTTCCATGTCGCGAGCAGGAAACAGCGATTGGCCATCTTGGCGTGTGTCCATCGGTGTGCCGTCCGGGGCCGTGGCCTGCTTCAGTCCCATCTTCTTCAAGATGTTCTGGCGCATGCTGGCATCCATCTCCATGCCCGACATCAGTACGCCGCGCAATTCATTGTTAATCTGGTCTGGGTTTTGTGGCCCAAAACGCTGGTTCAACAACTCTCGCTCAGAGTCAGTCAAGCCTTGGCGCTCGGCCATTAGGCCATCAAAAAAGGCTTGGCGCTCTTGTTGTGCAGCGCGGAATGCCTCTTCCACGCCTTTGCGTGACGAAGGAGAAAAGGTAGAGAACAGCTGCTCGAGTTTGGCTTGGTTTTCAGCGTACTGCTTACGGAAAGGTGCGAGGTCCGCGGGTGACATGCCTTGCAAAATCTCAGCTTGCTTTTGCATCAAAGCAGGATCCATGTAGCGTTCGGCCACGCCAAACTGAAAGCCCAGCTTTTCAATGTCGGGGCTTGCAAGGATGGTATTGAGCTCATCCAGCGCCTTCAAGGCTTCTGGGTTCTTTTGGATGTCCCCGAACACGCTGGTGAGCTTTTTCTCGGCGCGGCCAATCAAGAATGAAGGAACAATCCGAAACCCCGGCAATTTAAATAAACCGGTTTCTTGGGCCAGCACTTCTTGGCCCACGGGGCCGAGGCTGTTGGTCAGTTTGTCCTGTAACTGCTTACCACCGCGCACGGCCAAGGCAGAGGGGCTCAACGTGGCAGCGGCTAAAGGCAGACCAACAAAAGTTGCGGCAGGCAGCAGCTCCTTGAGCAACGGTTTGTATTGGTTGTCATCGCTGACGTTTTCTTCAACCGCTTGACGCAGACCTTCATAACCTGCACCAAATGCCAAGTCCAGCGCAGCTGTTTTCACAGGGGCCTGTTGGGCCATTCTGATGGCATCGTTGGCAATGCTTTTAATGACGCCAGCAGTGGGCTGTGCAGCCATGACCATGGGGCGTGCGCGGGCAGCGGCGGCCAAGATACCTGTGAAGGGAAGCGTGCCACCCAAGCCTTCGCCCGCGGCTCGGGCATAGCGTTCTTCGGAGTTGCGCGGAGCCACTTCACCAGAGTTAAAGATCTTGGTGAGAGTGGTGATCTCCTCGGGCTTCATGCGCATCTGACGGCCAATTTCTTTGACCGCTGCGTCAGGCAAGGCAAACAACGCCGCGTTAAATCCCCATGAGGCATTGTTCACAAGCCCCATGATTGGATTGGAGACAGTCTGTTCCTGACCAGTGTTTTTTCTTGGGTCCTGCACAGTAGCAGGCGCACCCTCGGTGCGTCCCACAACTTCTCCCGTGGTCAGATCAACTAGCTCTCCGTTGGCGTTGGTAAGCGTGGTCATTGCTTAATCAATCCTTGTAGTTGGCTGGGGTTAAATGCCTGTGTCGTGCCGTTTGGCAACCTCAAGTACACCATAGCCGAGGGGTTTTGAATACGCCCAATGGTACTGCCAAGGAAGTTAAACATCTGCGATTGCGCTTTTGGATCGGTAGGCACAACGAACGGATCGTTCTTTGTGCCCGTGTTGGGTGTGCGCATGACATAGTCGCCGCTCTCGTAGCCCAGCTGCGTGAGCACCTGTTGGCGAGAGTTGCGCAACATGGCTTCCATGCTGCTGAACTGCTTGGCAGCCAATTCTTTGTCCGAGAAGAACTTGGTGGGGTCGCTGATGCCCTTGGCCGTCTCACGTGCCCATTCTTGCTCTTGTACGGCCACTCGACCACCATCATTGGCAGAAGCAATGTTCTTCAAGATGCTGTTCATGCCAGTGCTGATGCGGGTGGAGGTATCGGCCAGATTGACGTCTGGGCGCACAACGGCGGAAGGCACCACAGGCACCAACAAGTTGTTGATCTTGTCCGAGAACCACGCTCCGGGGCCATAGGCTCCTGCGTAATCGCCCTTCAAGTTGTCCAAGGTAGACAGGCTGTTGTCCAACGAACGCAGGGTAGAAGTGAGCTTGATGCGCTCTGCTTTGTCGGTCTCGACAGATGTAGGCGCTTGACCGCGGAACTCCACAAATGGGTTTGCGTCGTTGAGCGTCCAACGGCTGGTAACGGCAGATTGCACGGTTGGGTTCTTGGGATCAATCGACACCCCTGCAAAACCACCTTTCGGCGTGCTTGCGATGACCAAGCCTGCGCCGCCGTCCTCGAGCTTTGCTCCGCCCGCTTTGGCCTGCTCGGCCAAGATGCGGTAGTCGCCTTTAAGGATTTCCAGCTTGAGTGCTTGGGTTTCTTTCTTGGCAGTCGTGACATCGGAGACTGCTTGTTGCAGTGCGGCGGTGTTGATTTTGATTTTTCGATCCTGTGCCTGTGCGGCCAAATTGGCCATGCCTTTTGGCAAGTCACCAAAAGCTTCAGCAAAAATAGTGAAAGGTGTTGAACCTGAAGTTGGACGTGCGCTGGCGTACTTAAAGCCCGCATCGGCCAACAGCAACATGGCGTTTGTGCGCATGTCGTCTTGGTTGTCGCCCAAGATCTCTTTAAACAAGGGGCCGTACTCTTTGTATTTGTTGCGAATAGAGTCCACATCGGAAGTAGCGGCAACAGGGGCGACCTGCCCCATGGCAGCACCCGCAGGCTTTGCTGCTTGGTCCTTGATGAACTGATCAGTGGTCTTTTCGCCAGTACCTTCAGCGACAGCAGCAATTGCGGCTTCAGGCACAGGGGCTGCAGGTTTTTTGGGCGCTGAGGGGACAGGAGCAGGCGTTGTAGTAGGCGTTGTAGTAGGCGCTGTGTTTGTCAACTCATGCGTCGTTGGAATCTGGCTGAGCAAGTAGTTACGACGTTGTTGTTCTTCTGGAGACAGCTCATTTGAAGACATCATGTCTCGGATGAAGGGGATAGACGCACCCAAGGTGGCTGCACCAGCAACCACAGGCTGCGTGACCGCGTTCAACGCGCCTGCAGCACGGGGATATTCCTCGGCCAGCTTCGTGCCGATGTTGCCCAAATGCTGAGTCAGCGTTGGGTATTTCACCATTTGCTCTGCAGTGAATTTACCGCCGGGACCGCGCAGGTTCTCAAGGATGGCAGGGAACTGCTGGGGAAAACCCTGAGACGCCAAACGGCCGCCAATGATGTTGGCCTCTTGGCCGAGCATGGCAGCCTTGTCTGCACCCATTTGGGCGAGCCGTGCGCCTTGGCTCACGAACGAACCCAAGAAAGCATGCATCGGAGGCATGCCATCAGGAGTTGCAGGTTCTACCGCGCCGCCGTGGCTAAATTGTTGGGGGGCTGATTCCCCCTGTGGAAAAGGGGGTGCACCCTCTGGCGTTTGCATGCCAGCTCCTTGAGGCGGCATACCAGCCATTTCAGGGGGCATGCCGGGCATCGCGCCTTGAGGCGCAGCTCCGGGAGCCGCGGGCATACCTGCGGACTGAGGGAGGGCACCAATACCGCCTTGAGCCTGCTGGGCCAGTTGCGACTGCAACAGCGCCAAGACTTCTGGAGGGGTTTCCATAGCGGCTTCTTCGCCCACCATTTGTGCAAGTTCTTGTACACGTGCGTCAACAGAACGCATGTCACCGCGCAGGGTGTTCATCAAGATTTCAGGATTTTGCGGCGTACGGGCCATGGGAGACATCTGCTCTTCTGGCTCCTGTGGCTGCATGTCATCCATTTCCTCGTCGTCAAAACCAGCCATGATGCCAGAGCTACGGGTAGCTTTGGTCATAGGCTTGTTGAACATGGAGCGGCTTAAAACTTCGTCTTGCATCATATTTCCTTAAATGAGGCTCATGGCCTTGCCTGCCCCGGCCAAGCCAAGAATACCAGTACCTACGCCTGCAACCTGCTGGAATGGGCTTGGAGATGCTGAAGCTTGTTGCGATACCGCCATCTGTGTGGATGGCGCACCCTTGTAGATGTCCGATTGGAAAGCGATCTGCTGGTAGGGCTGCATCGCGTTTTGCATCTCAGTGGCGCGTTGGGCGTCCAGCACGGCTTGGTTTTGCTTTTGCTGCGTAGCGCCCAAGCTGTACAAGTTGTTGACGTCGTTCGTAGCCAGCTGTTGTGCTGTCTGGCCCAAAGCGGCTTGCTGCACACCCATGTTGCCAAGCGACGTGCCCAACGAACCAAGGCCCTGTGCCATACTTGAACCAATGCCATACTGCTGGCCAGCCAATGTACCAATACCTTGGCCAATGGCTCCCTGCGCCTGCGCCTGCTGGCCCAAAATGTTGGCCTGCTGCCCCGCGATGTTGGCATACTGGCCCGCCAAGCCTGCTTGGTTGGTGCCGAGGTTGCCGTACAAGTTGGCTGCGCTTTGGCCCAGTTGAGCGTTTTGCATTTCCTGCGAACCCAGTGCTTGGCCCACGTTGGAAGCTTGTTGCGCTGCCTGCAAACCCAATTGGGCCCTTTGGACACCGTACTGGCCCTCCAAAGCTTGGTTGGCCAAGTTGGTCTGCTGCTGCACGCCTTGGTTGGCCAAAGCGGCTTGCAGTGCCTGTTGTGCGGTCATGCCACTTGCTTGCAACTGGTTTGCCGCATTTTGCACGTTGGCTTGCTGCTGTGCACTGAGGTTTTGCGAGCCCACAGTGAGGCCTGCCTGTTGGTTGGCTTGTTGGGCCGCGAGCCGCGCTTGCTGCTCGGTGTTGAATTGATTCTGAGCTTGTTGGTAAGCACTCTGCAGACCCGTAGCCTGAATGTCCCCCAGCTGGGTGTTCAGATTGCGCTCGGCCTCGGCGTTCTCAATTGCTTGACGGGAGCCGCCAAATGCTCCTGATCTGGTGGCCGCTGCATTGCGTTGCAGACCCATAATGCCTGCATTGCGCATTGCTTCGCGCTGCTGGGCCTTGACCACCGCGTCCATGTAGGGCGACATCATGGTGGATGCCGCGCCGGGCTGTGCAAAGCTTTGTGTCTCTACTTGTTGGGCAGGACCCATCTGAGCCGCTTGAATATTGCCCGCAGTGACCTGTTGATTTGAGACGTTGCCCGCGGCCTGCGCCTGCGGAGCGTTGCCCAACTGCGAAGCATTTAAGGCCTGATAAGCAGAACCGCGCAAGAAGTCTTGTGATTCACCAAGATTAGCGGATTGATTCCGGGCAGCCATTTGCTGTGCAATGTCGATGTCGTTGCTGCCTTGGCCAAGAAGGCCCATGCCTGCACCAGCAACGTTAGACAGTGCGCCAATACCAGAAGCTGCGCCAGCAGCGTTGTTGTATGCGTTTTGGGCGGCGGCAAATTGGCCACGAGTGTCCGAGCCACGCAAAACATCAGCAGCTTCACCGATGACGCCCGCGCCACCTGTTACGTTTTGTGCGCCGCTTTGCAAGTACGGCACATACGCGCCAATACCTTGCTGACCTGCTGTGATTGCCGCCTTTTGCTGGTCGGTCATCCCTGCAATTTGGTAGTCAGGCAATTTAGGCATTGTCAATGCCTGCGCCGACTTCATTAAGCCTAGCTTATAGGCTTCGATGTCCGGTGCTTCCCGGACGTACTGTTCACTGATGTTTGCGGATGGTGCGCCTGTAATTGCCATGTCTTATCCCCGTGCTGCGTTTTTCTCAAGGCGATGCATGAGAGCGTACATTTTCTTTGCGCCTGCTCGGCGGCTGCCGCCTCCTGCGCCTTTTACGGCCTTGGCGGTCATCACGAACTCACCGTCGGAAAGCATTGCAGGGATATCATCTGAGGTCTCGGTCCCCGGACCGCTGATTTGACCAGTGCGAGGAGGATAACCTCCCGCCGCTAAACTGGCAATACCTACGGGAGGCATCCCGCCGTTTGCAAAACCCATAGGCACGTTCATCGGCACGCCAGAAGTGTTCATGGGCAACGGCTGTGCACCCATGGCCATAGCAGGATTACTTTGCATGGTCAGGGGATTGGCGGGGAATGCACCTTGCGTCTCCATCATGCCCCCTTGGGCCGCATATTGTGGAAGCGGCATGATGGAGGCGTCGTAGCGTGGAGGCATCAAATTGGTGTACATGTCAGCCGTGTTGTAGGGCTGAGGGACTTGAGGACTGCCAATACTGTTGGAAGGGGTTTTGTAAGTAGGCAAGGTGAATGGAATGTAGTTGGCTGAACCAATTTCCGTTTGCTCTGCTTTACGAGGTGTCCAAGGTGCAGACCCTGTGATGTTGCCTTTGGCGTCGTACTGCACGCCGGGGAGGTTTTGCACCAAATAGTCCTTGGGGTTGGCCGCCATCAAGTCGCGCGTGGCTTGGCCCGATGCAATGTTCATTGCGTTGGAACTGGCGTGAACAGGCTTTGGACTAAAGCCGCCCATCAGTGCCGCCGCGCCCATACCTGCCCCAATGATTGGGCCATAGGTGCTCAATACGCCGGGTGTGGCAGCAGAAAACGCTTTTGCCAACGGAGAACCAGCAGGGGCCATTCCAATTTGCTCGGCCGTAACGCCGGGAAACTGCTTTTGCACTGCCTTGATTGCATCTGCATTTCCAGCTTCTGCACGGGCAGAAGGCGAGAAAAAGTCAACAGTCTTATCTAAAAATGTGCGCTCTGCGCCAGCTGGGGCATTTTGGTCCACAGGGGGTGTGCCGCTCGTGGTGACTTGCCCAGTCTTGGGATCAACCGAGACGTTGCCCGCTTGCGCAGGGGTATTGAATCCTTGCGATGCGCCCGTGCTGAGGCCTGCAACCGTAGCAGCGGTTAAACCAGACTTCACAGAATCCTTCAAGCTCTGGCCAGTCAGGAGGCCCAAACCTGTGCCTGCTGCGCCAGCGCCCAGAGCTGCTTGGCCCGCGGCGCTTGTCACGCCTACAGGGGCACCCAATGTTGAACCAGCTGCACCGCCTACCGCGCCAAGGAAGTAGCCCTTTGCACCTGCTTGCAAAGCATCTTTAAGGTTGCCCCCGCCCAGAATGGAAGTGCCTGCAGAAGCAAGACCCAGTGCCGCACCTGCGCCAAGGTTCATGCCTGCAATACCAAATGCGCCCGGGCCGAGGAACGTGGCCAAAGCGGCTGTAATCAAAATCTTGCCTGCTGTGGACTTGGCAAAATCCTTGACCGTGTTTACAACACCGCTGACCACGCCTTTAATCGCGCCAGTAGCCCCTTTGAAGATGCTCTTAAAACCACCGTATTCTGGCAAACCCGTACTGGGGTTGATCGTGCCCACACCACCGTGCTTCTTGAGCATGGCAGCTTCTTTTTTGTTGATGTGTGCCAACATTGTGTCACCGCTGCGGCCGCGGCCCGCCACCATACGTGCAGCTTCAGCGATACCGCCGCGGGCCATGCCCGCAGGAGGCTCGGGCATCTGAGGAGCCGAAGCACGGCGTTGGCGCTTGGCTTCCAGCAATACCATGCCCAAGGTGGCAATCACTTCGGGGTCATACTGTTCAGGGAAAACACCCTCGTCCACAACGCCTTGGCTGACCAGTTCGGAGACCAACTGTGGGTACTCTTCCTCGTGGTCATTCATGTACTGCACAACCTGCAAAAGGCTGTCCAGCTGCTCATCCGTCAACTGGTCCAGTGCGGGCAAGAGTGCATTGAGCTGCTCCTGAACCTGTGCAGAAGCTTCAGGGCTGGCCTCGCTCAGGCCCCCTCGGATCGCGTCGTAGGAATCATCGAGGCCGAGTTGTGGTGCTTGCTGCTCTTGGCCGCCTTCTGGAAGCGCCATGATGCCTTGTTGGGGTGTGGTAGCCATTGTTTTTCCTTGCGCCGTAAGGGTGGGGGTATCTTATCAGGTGTGAGTGGTCAAGACAATTACGCTTTGACGCGCAGTGGGTAGCTGGTGCCCCCGCTGGATGTGTCGCAATAAACATCGCCGGAGCGCAAATATGCAAAGTCTGCCTGAGTAGGCAAGCTAAGTTTAAAAGCGCCCCGAACTGCGGGATCAGGTTCTGCAAAACTGATTGCAGAGATCACGGGAGATGTGGTTGATCCCACGTTCTGCGACGCCGCCAACATGGGGGACGGGTTGTCTAGCTGCGTAAAGTACAAACGCAAAATGCTTATAAACTGTTCCATGAACTGCCTGTCATACTCGTCAGGAGCAACAGGCAAACGCGGGGCAACAAATGTTTTACTGGCCATGCTTATCTCCGCCCATCGGGCCTGATTTCAATTCGTGGAACACCCAGCTGCCACGCCGTACCAAGGTCCTCAGATCCAACCCGAAACGCCATTTGGCGGCCACGGATTCGGACATACACGTACTGGGTAAATTGCTGCACGTTGTAGTAGCGCTGCTCAGCGTAGTTGTTTGCGCTCACCACATCTGGGTAGTCCGCTGCCCCGTAATTAGCCCCGGGGTTTTGGCGAGGTCGAACACCAAACGTCACAACTGATTCAGCAGAGGTAGATCCGTCAAAAGTAACATCAGGGATGATGCGGTTTACAAACCCAAAATTGTGACCGTCACCAATGTCAAAGTCAGAAGACTGGCAGTAAGAGAGAATTGGGCTTGCTGGGCTTGTTGTGCCATCGTCGTTACCGGTCTCGTGGTATAAGAGTTGTCCGTTGTATCCGGCGGCCATAGGCACCGTACGCAAAGGACTGTCCAGCCAGTAAGTACGTGCCATGTTTCCGTAATACCACGTGTTCTCAAGGTAGTTAAAGATCACGTATCTATCAACAGTGGTGTTGGGATTTGAAATTGTGCCCGTGCCGTCTGGTCCGGTGATAGAGCAATAAAACCACCAAACCTCGTTATAGCCTTCATTTGTCCCAGCAAAAAACTGATACGACTGTTGAGGATTAAGGTCCGTGAACACGTATTGACGCACAGTACAGGGAAGCGTCTCCACCCGCCCTGAATACATGTAGAACTTGTCAGTGCCCATCCAATAGGTCACGTTGTTTGCGGCGGCCACCACGTTTGGACCAGAGATTGATATGTTATCTGCCATGAGTTGGAAGCCCCAAACATAAGGGGGGCCTAAATACTGCATGGAATAGATAGCGGCATCCGTAAACACCAAGATTTCTTGACGTGCTTGAAAAGCTGTGATGATTACCGAGCCGTGGCTTAATCTGTAGTCACCCGCTTGATTGGTAATGGCAGGAATCCATGTGCCGTAATCTTCCTGATTCGACCAACGAATGTACATCGGGTCTTGCGCAACCAAAGATGGAATGCTTGGGTCATTTGTGCCAAACGCAATTACAAAACGCGACGCATCGGACACCATGACCGTGTTGGCAACGGAGGGACAAGACGCATCTAATGCCACTCCACCTACCGTGGTTCCAGCGGCCATGACAACACCGCGATCAAAGACGTTTGGATCGGTGTTCACGTCCCAGTAATACAGGGCACCGCCACGGGGATTAAAAATTAAGTTTTCGCCGTAGTTTGATTGGCTCCACAGGCGCAACTGCTGCCCAATGCCTCCGGAAGATACACCAGCTCCCCAGCCGGTCCAAGCCCCTGCTCCGGAGGTAATTACCTGAGTAACAGCGGCCCCGGTCAAATGAGCTGCCGCAGTTGAACCGTTTGCTCCGCGAACACAGCCGGTTAAAGTGTTCGTCGATTTTCCAGAATATGTGATGGACTCGGTGTCAATCACAATGGTGCCTGAAGTGGAAAAACTAGCAGCAGACGTAAGCACAATAGACGTCACAGAGCTGTTGATGCCGCCATTTAAAGTTGTCGCAGCCGAACCAGAAACAGAACCACCCCATGCGCCCGCACCCCAGCCAGTGGCCACCGTGTAAGTTGCCAAGCCCGTTGTAATTTGGTATCTAAAAGTTGCTGTACCCGTAGGACCGCCGGACGATGTGGCTGGAGAATTGACAGCAATATTGAATTGGTTACTGTTCAAGTACGTGAGTTGAAACTCTTTGTTTAGAGACGCAGCTGGAATACCGTTTACAGCGCCAACAACCCCAGAGATTGTTACAAAGTCCCCCGTCTGAGCGCCGTGGCCGGGAGCATTTACCGTTACAGTTGTTGACGCGTTTACAGTCGTGAACGACGTGCCCGTTATGGTTGTGCCCGAAGGATTGCGAAGTGGCGTGATGTCGTAAAACAAACCATCAGCGCCGTTTTGAATGTAGTATTTTAAGTTTGTGCCAAGGCTTAAATAGTTGTTGCCTGCCAACGCAATCCAATTCCACATTGAACGACAGACCCCCCAATAAGAGCCAGTAGGTGGAGCAACAGAGATGCCGTTGTTGTAATACGTACCCGCGTCTTGTTGCCACCCACCTAGTTTCTCTGGAAGGCCAGAACGAAAACGAATTTTGTCGCAATCAAACCAGCCGCCCTCGTTTGAGAGTGTCGTGCCTTCACGGTTAATACCGGGGCGAAATTGAAGTTTCTGTAAGGGCATGGCTGGATTTTCCCACGGATTAAACGAATGGTCGAGTGCCTTGTTTATCGATAATCAGTTTGGACATTTTAGGCACATCACCAGCGTTTGTGGGGATGGCGATATGGGTCCACCTGTCGAATTCTCGAATAATTTGTTGGTAGGTTAAATCGCTGGCAATGATGGCGCGAACCACCTCGTCGGGGGTCATGCCGGGTACTCGAATGTCAGCCGCGCACCCACGGCGATGGTCACTCTTGTTGCTCGAGCCCACAGCGTCATTCACCGCCTCAGAGCGAAATGCGCTGTTGACCATGATAGGCTTGCCGCCCAAGACCGTCTTGACCTCCTCTAAGAAAGCCGCCAAGCGCGGTAGGTTGGCCACGGCATTGACCAAAACCTCTTTGCCGTCAATGATGCACTTTTCCTGCTCGGTGGGAGTGTTGTCCAACGTGCGGTGGTCGGTGTGGGTCAGTTCTTCAAAGGTGAAGTGTTCACTCAGTTGCATCGTTCTTCTCCATTACGTTGTTGATTTTGATTGCCGCCAACCAGCCGATGAAGCCACCAATGACGGTGGAGTAGGCTGGGGCAATGATGGGGAAAATGTCTTTGTTGTCGATCACTGCATTGGGCATGAATAGACCGCCCAAGAGCGTCAGCGTCATGGTCAACAGGATGAACGCCAGTGTGTATGTGATTACTGTGGCGAGATGAAGAACTTCTCTTTGAAACGGTGTCATTTTTTACCTACCTTATCTGCGATTTTTTCCATAGTCCGACCACCGAAGTAGAAAGACATGACGAGCATCCCCCACTGCCCAAGCAGCTCCACGTAGGCGCCTCGAGTTTCCAAACCAAAGATCGAGGCAACAGCAAAACCACTGTAAGCAAACAAGAGGAATATCAACGTAGCTGGACGGATATTCTTGGACAACCAAGAATCAGAAGACATGTCAGCCTTCAAACGTTCCGTCAGGTTATTCTGTTCTGTTTTGTAGAACTCCAGCTCTAGCTCTTGGAGTTTCTGGGCAGCAGCGGGGTCACCTGCAATGGCTTTAGCCACCGCCTCCACGCTATCTCCCACCCCAAGGCGAGTAGCAATGGCACTGACAGCAGCACCCCCAAGAGGACCAGCAACAGCAGTTGCGAGAGTGGGCGCAATACCCTTGAGAAGACCGAGTAACTCATTCATCGCCTTTCCTTTCCGAAAGTTTTTGCTTGCGTTCAAGTTGCTCTGCACGTTGCAGAATGATCTCAGCTTTGCGGATTTGCTTGTCTGCGTACAACGCCAATGCAATTGAGAACCCCAACAGCACGATTAAGCATGTGACGATTGCTACCCACAAATAAAACTCCTTCATAGTGCTGAATACAACGCCGTTATCCACAGGCCCACCACTAGCATTACGACTGCGTACCCTAGCTTGGCTATCAAAATCTGCTCGCGGTGCTCGTGTTGCCATGCGGTGTCTCGCTCTTGTTTGCGTTTCAACTCACGAGCAACTTCCTGCTCTTCCAAGATCTCATCCTGCTTTGCCAAGAATTCTGCGTACATCGCGCCCAAGCCCAGTGACTCAGGGGTTCCGTAGATCATAGACTGCTTAAGTTGTGCGGATAGTTGTTTCATTTGCCATTGAATTTCTATGCGATCAATCGCACTGTCGGCAACCTTCTCGGTAGTGAGAGCTTCTTCTTCAAGTTCCCGACAATGGATTTTGAGCTGGCGGATAGCCTCAAAATAAACTTTCAAATTCTCGCAAATCTCATGCACTGCACGAGCTTGAAACTCCTCGTAGGTTAGTTCTGGTTCTGGCTTGCGACTTGCCTTTTTCTCCACAGGCTTGGTTTCGATTGATTTTTTTTCCGCAGGAGCAGCAGTTGGATTCTGTTTCTCCACCACTCCAAAAAGGCTCTGTATCCAAGCCCAAAGTCCAGTGACTTCTTTGTAAATTGCTTTAGCGTCAGCCACGCCGCCTTCGACTTGCTTTTTAAACTTGCCAATCTCGGCCTTGCCTTCAGAGAGCATTTGACAGCCAGCGCGGATAGCGCCGACCGCACTTTGAGCCATGAGTAAAAGAGAGATTGGGTCCACATCTTACGCGGTTAGCTTGTATTTAGTTAGCAAATCCCACGCTTGGTCATACGTAATGTTGGGTGATGCTACGTCATCAACCCCGTCACCGCCACGGATGGCGTGGATACAGCAAAATATAGTTCCGGCTTGCAGCGCGGTGAACTGATGTGTAATGCCTTTTGGGGTGACGATAAGGTGTGGGGCGGTAAATTCTTCTTCGCCGTTGTCGTGCTTCATCAACACTTTGCCGGTGGCTAAAAGCGTGATGTGGTCAAACGTATGCGCATGTCCATCGTGAGTGTCACCAACTTCGTGAAAATAGTGCATTTTGACAAACACGTTGTCAACAAGCTTTAGGTCTGTTGCAGGCTTCATAAACGAGTAACCCCTGTAAATGTTGATGGCGTTACATCTATCCATGTTCCAGACTGCTCATCTAGATTGAACATCTTGCCTTCTTGCACCGGCTGTGGTGGTATAAATGCATCAAGTTGAGAACTATAAGAATAACCAATGCCAGCAAAGTTTTTCCTAAATGGCGTACCCCCCAGCAAGTGAACATTGCCTTGCGTGTTGTAGCTGGTTTGCAACCACACAGTATCAGCGCCAAATAAACGCTTGCAAAAATCGACGCCAGCTTCTTCTGTTGGGGCCATATCTTCTGCAATAACAATTACTTTAATCACCGTGTTATCCGCATTAAGCTGTGCAAAGTGCGCCATCACACGAACCTCCATTCAATAACCACAATACCACTGCCGCCAGCAGCTCCCGTTCCAAGACCTACGCCCCCGCCCCCGCCGCCCGTGTTTGCCGTACCTGCGGTCGCATTGTTAGCATATCCGCCAGTGCCCCCGCCACCAGAGCCGCCGGTTCCTTGATAAGACCCGCTACTTGAATAACTAGAACCGCCACCACCGCCACCGCCATAAGTGCTGCCCGTATGCGGCACGCTACCCGCTGACGTTACAAAACCATCACCGCCATTGCCAGCTTTGTATAGAAGTGTGGCGCTTGCGTTTTGTCCATTTGGGGTGACTGCTTTGTTTCCCCCGCCCCCGCCACCAACGTAAACATCGCTGCCTTTGCCAAGAGGGTAAAAAGCACCATTGCCACCTTTGCCTGCATAAGTCCCACCACCAGCAGCTCCGGTCAAGAAATATGCACTACCACCTCCGCCGCCTCCGCCAGAAGCTGCGGCTTGACTTGAATTTGCTGCACGTCCGCCGCGCGCAGCAGTAGCTTTCCCACCAGAAATAGAAGACAAATTTCCATAACTTCCCGGAGTCCCCCCCGCGCCCACTGTAACTGTAAAGGTTATGCCAACATCAGCTTCTGTAAATGTTGGGGTTACGTATTCAACAGCACCCGCGCCGCCGCCACCGCCGCCACCGTAGCCGCCGCCAGCACCGCCACCGACCAGAAAAGCGTTCATAAAATTAACGCCGGACTGCCCAAGGCCGGTAATCGTGAACGTGCCAGAGCCTGTAAACGTGGCAACTGCATATCCAAAAAACGTGCTTAACGTAGCCCCAGAGGTCGTAACCTGCATGAACGAGGAGCCAAAAGATTTGGTAGCAGCAAACATATAACCCCTTACGCGGCGTAGTTCAGGCCACCAACCGCGCCGTACCAGCTTGTGCCATCGCTAAAGAAAGACAACATACAAACAGAGTTTGCAGTCAATGTAAGCGATGGCTGTACACCTCCGGGCCAGTAAAGGTTATACGTAACTGGCGCTGAAAGAGTAACAGACCTGTTCCCTGTGCCATCTTGCTTAACCATCAGCACAAAAGACTTTCCAGCTCCAACGACAGGCAAGGTAATGGTAATGTTTCCTGTGACTGTAATTCGTTGCACCGTTCCGTTTGCCAAGTCAAGCCCGATATTTGAGCCAGTCGAAGCAGAATACAGCGTCTCTACGTAGTTTGTCACCGTTGGGTTGGTCAGTGCGGGTGTGGTTCCAAACACCAATGCGCCAGTGCCTGTTTCGCCAGTCACAGCAGCCGCCAAGTTTGCCGAAGATGGAGCGCCCAAAAAAGTCGCAACCCCAGTACCCAACCCAGACACCCCAGTTGAGATTGGCAGGCCCGTAGCGTTGGTCAAAGTGGCTGAAGTTGGAGTTCCAAGAATAGGCGTTACAAGCGTTGGGCTGGTAGCAAATACGTTAGCGCCTGTGCCTGTCTCATCTGTCAGTGCTGCGGCTAAGTTGGCAGAAGATGGTGTGGCTAAGAATGTGGCAACCCCAGTACCCAGCCCAGATACACCAGCTGAGATTGGCAGACCCGTAGCATTTGTCAGCGTACCAGAAGAAGGAGTGCCCAAAGCACCTCCGTTCAGTACGGGAGCGCCAGCAGTGCCTACGTTTACCGCCAGAGCAGTGGCTACACCTGTACCAAGACCAGATACACCAGTTGAGATTGGCAGACCCGTAGCATTTGTCAGCGTGCCAGAAGAAGGAGTGCCCAACACGCCGCCGTTTACCACGGGAGCGCCAGCAGAACCTACGTTTACCGCTAAAGCAGTAGCAACGCCTGTACCTAATCCAGAAATGCCCGTAGATACGGGTAAACCCGTAGCGTTAGTCAGTGTGCCCGAAGCAGGCGTGCCCAAAGCACCTCCGTTCAGTACGGGAGCGCCAGCAGAACCAACGTTGACTGCCAAAGCTGTGGCTACGCCTGTACCCAGCCCAGACACCCCAGTTGAAATAGGCAGACCCGTTGCATTCGTCAACGTGCCCGAGGCAGGCGTGCCCAAGGCTGGGGTTGTAAATGAGGGGCTGGTTAAATGAGTGTTTTGCTGAGCAAAGTTTGTGCCGTCGCTCCAAATCGTCATTACCTTGCCAGCAGGAATGGCCACGCCCGTGCCTGCCGCAGTGGTGTTACCAATGACGGTCGAGTTGTAAATCGTAGCTACGTAGCTGGAAGCGTTGTAGATCGTGTACTGCTTAGACGCAGGAGGCGCGTAGACAGCAAAGTTTGCAGTGGTTGTTGTGGTCAATGCAAGGGCTGAATGCACCGACTGGTTTTCCGCGGCAATCGTAGACGCCCCGTTGATGTAAGTGAGCGCTTGATTAGCGGAGGTCACAGACACCGAGACGTACCCAGCAATAGCCTGCTCAAGAACGTAGGCCAAGTTGTTGTTGGTCGTTGAACCCCAAATACCAGCTTGGTCGCCCGTGCCGATAAGTTCAATGCGTAAATCTGGTGAGTAGGAGCTTGACATGGTTTTCCTTATTCAGCGGTAGGCACATCGCCCCACCCCGGAGTTTGCCCGTCATTGACGTTATTCCAAGTTGTGCTCTGGGCATTGTTAATATTTTGCCACGTTGTTGACTGGGCCGTGTTTAACTGCGCCCACCCCGACGTTTGTGCGTCGTTGACATTTTGCCACGTGACAGTCTGGCTGTCATCAATAATTTCCCACAAGAAGCGGGCCAGAATTGTGTCAGCACTTTGCGCATTTTCAGAAACTGCTGACAAAAATGCCGCAGAAGCAATAAGGGTGTCGAGCGCGTTAGTTATCTCTAGGACCGCAGCCCCAAAGGTAGACGGAGCCACCAAGGCAGCATCAGCGACCAACACGGCTTCAAGAATGGTCGCGGCAAACCCAATTGTGGATACGTTTGTCTCTGATCCGGCAGCGGCCTCGATAATGCTCACCAATAGATTCAACTGAGAAACAGTCGTTTCCGTTGCAGAAACAGTCTCGGCAAGGGCCGCGTTTAACACCCCTAAAGCAGCTGCTGTTTCCGCTGCCAAAGCAGTCTCGAGGTTTATTGCCGAAAACGTACTGGCGGCAACAAGCACGGAATCAGTGGCCGTGGCGTACTCAGCAATTTGAGTGCTAAAGGAGGGGATACCAAAAACAGAGTCAGTGGCAAACGCTGACTCGTCAACCTGAGTGTTAAAAGAAGGAACCCCAAAAACAGAGTCAGATGCAAACGCCGACTCATTAACTTGCGTGCTAAAAGACGGAACTCCAAAAACAAAGTCAGAGGCAAACGCCGACTCGTCAACCTGCGTGCTAAAAGACGGAACCCCAAAAACAGAGTCAAAGGCAGATGCCGACTCGTCAACCTGCGTGCTAAAGAGCGGAACCCCAAAAATAGCGTCATTGGCCGAGGCAAGCTCAGTGATCTGTGCATTTAGTTCACCCCCAACCGATACCGTGTCTGTCGCCGTAGCGGATTCAACAATAGACGGGTAAAGAAACTCCCCTACCGTTGAAAACGACGTTGACGATATGGGGTTAAGGCCAAACATTTAAGCGTCTTCAGCGCCTTCAAACTCAGGCTTTTGCTTAATGATTGCGTACAAGGTTTGGCGATCAGCACCTGCAACGTATTCGTCACCAGCGATCTGCACCTTACCTGCGCTCAGAGGCTGCTTGCCTTGCTCACGGGCTTCTTTAGATGCGTAGCCGTAGAAGGTCACTTCTGTGCCTTGGCCTTTGAAGTCTTCTTGGACTGCGCCGATGTTCCAATAAGCAGCGGGGACGCCGTAGTCGGTCATGATTGATTTGATGAGAGCCATTTTGATTTCCTTTTAGATGTCTTCTGCGCCAGCGTACTGGGTAAAGGTTTTGAGAACATTGTAGATTGCGGGGATTAAATCACCCTTCAAGTCTTCAACGGAGATGTAGTGAGCGTCCTCACGAATAGTCTGCATGTTGCCATGTCGGGCATCTTCAGTTGCGTGGATAGCCACCTGAACTTGGATTTGGTCTTTTGTACCAAAGAAGTTGGTGATTCGAGCATAAGCCGTGCTTGTGGCTTGGCCTGTGGTCGGGTTAGTTGCTGTGATTTTAAGTGCCATGATTTCTCCTTAATATGTCATTTCGGTTGTGCGGATTTGTGCAACGCATCGTATTGTCGTTGCCGCCTGTCCTGTGAATGTTACTGCCAAGCCGCCGTTGGTTGTGTCGGCTGATAGTGCGATTGTCCATGTAGCAGCACCTACGTCAGCGTACATAGATGTTACTGTGCTACCGACAAGAACTGTTGTACCTACGCCAGCGCCACGTTTAATTAGCCCCTCAATAGTCCAGCTTTTTGAGTTACCACCGCCTGTTACACCTGCTACGATTTCACCTCGGAAAGTGTAGGCTGAGTTGTTGGGTAGGATTACTTGGTTGGTTGTGGAGGCTGTTGTATTTTGATCACTTGTTAAAATACTTGCTGTAGCATCCGTTGTTTGTCTGGCAAGAATTAATAATCCAGATTGAGATATTCCCGCAGAAGAATTTGAAATTGGAACGCTAGATGCCGCAAATACGGTATTCCCAACAATGCTTCTAGTTGTTGCATTATTTCCTCCAATTACAGAAGCATAATTAGAGTTTGCTACATTGTTGCCGCCGCCAATAATAGAAGAACCCGTAGCATTTGCGTTATTGTTAATTCCACCAGTAACAACAGATGCAACACCACTTGATGTATTTGTGTATCCAGCACCAACAAATGAAGATGAATTGCTTGCAAGGTTTGGGTTTACAAGACCGCCCCCCGACCATCCCCCACCCACAACAACAGAACCTACGCCAGAAGCAGTGTTTTTAATACCACCACCAACAAAGCTCCAATCCCCAGAAGCCACGTTCCTGTTCGCAGCAGTACCAGCGTCACCACCACCACCGATGAAACTGTAAGAGCCTGTGGCTTGGTTGTTACCTCCACCTACTACTACTCCGTGTGGTGTGTAGAAAGATAAAGTTGATGTTGATGAGCCTGATGCGGCTTGAGATAGGGTCAGGGATGTACCGCTGATTGCTGCTACATAGGTGTTTGTGGCAATGCTTGTACCTGTGATGTACTGACCAACTTTAATGTTTGCGTTTGTAGCTGCAAGTGTTACGGCTGTTGTGCCGTTCATTGTGGAAGATTGGGTGGTTACGGCAGTTCCACTTGTTCCCGAATTTGTAAAGCCTGCGCCAATAAAATTAAGGTATCCTGCCGCAGTGTTTGATGAGCCACCACCAACAAAAGACCTTTCACCAGTTGTTGTATTAGATAAACCACCACCAACAACCGTATAAATATTGGTAGCTGCTTGATTTGTAGAGCCTCCACCAACAACACCGCCAAAGCTAGTTACAGTATTGTTTACACCGCCAGTAAGAACGGCATATTGACCACTAGCAACCTGAGAAGCCGCACCTCTACTTGTCTGCCAATCAACAGCGTTAGGCCCCCTAGCATTACCACCTGTGGCAGTAGAGTCTGTCTGTTGGGCTTGTAAGGCTCCTGTGCCTTTTGGTTGAAGGACTATGGGAATGTCTGTGTCTGTGCCTTGAGCTGAAATTCCAGCTCCAAAACCAGCGGCGGCAGGGTCAGCCCTTGGATAATTAGCAACGCTTGCGCCGCTTGTGGTAACAGCAAAACAGATATTTGAGCCGTTATTGTTTTCAACTCTAAAACCCGGCCCAAATGGATTACCTTTAACTCGGAGATACATACCTACACTTGCGTCACTTCCTTGTGTAGAAATTATTACTGGTAGTGTAGTAGCAGCACCCGTTACTTGTACGTAGTTAACAGCAGAGGCTGTGTGGGATATGTTGAATTGTTGTGTTCCGCCGTTTGCCGTTTGAAAACCAATTGATCCTGTACCTGCTGCGGCTATGTTAAGCGATACGGCAGCATCACCTCCGTTGGCTGAAATAATTGGCCCCGCTCCAGCACTTCGGCCTCTAATATAAACATAGTTTGCCGATGTACCACCAGTATATGTATCACCAACTCTTAACTGTTCACCACCGGGTGAATAAACCGATAAAGAACCACCAAGTGTTCTAACAATAGGATTTGAACCCACAGTAGCATAAGCAGCAGCACTAGTACCTCCGCCACCTGAGAAAGTGACTGTGGGTTGTTCTACGTAGCCTGAGCCTGCGTTGGTGATGTTAAAAACACTTTGAACATAATACGTGACATTAAGTGTTGCGCCTGAACCTGTGCCGCCTGTAACGCTGACTGGGTTTGTTGGCAATACTGTGTATGTTAAAAAGTTTGTAGAACTTACTGAAGTTATTACGCCGCCAGAAACTCCAGTAACGGTAAAAGTTGCAGCACCAGCTACAGAAGTTCCTCCAACTAATGTAAGCACATCACCGTTTGTATATCCTGTTCCCCCCGATTGAATAGTTGCGGCAGTTGCACCCAACTGGGCAACAGTAGCAGTTGCTTGTACACCACCTGCCGTAGTTGGCGCAGAAATAGCAATGCTTGGAAAACTTGTATATCCACCACCGCCCGCAGTTCTAGTAATCGCAGTAACAGTACCACCGTTACTAATGTTCACACCGCTAGAACCAGCAGCTAGGTCAATCGCTCCCGTGCCCTTGGATAGCAAAGCTAAAGCAATGTTTCCGTCTGAACCTACTGAAGCTAACTTTGGTGCAAAACCTGTCAATGAACCTGATGCTTGAAGTCTGTTAACAACCGCTGTACCTGCCGTTTGGTCAATAATAAAATTAGCCGCACTACTTCCGTTTTGAAATGAATGGTTAAAAATACCTTTAGTGCGGTATATCAATTCAGCACTTCCGTCACTACCTTGAACACTAATAGTTGGGCCAGCGCCAGTAGCCCCGCCCGTTACTTGTATGTAGTTAACAGCAGAGGTTGTGTTGGATACACGCATTTGTTCTGTAATGCTTGTACTTTGTGTACTAAATCTAACACTTCCAGTTCCTCTTGCTCCCACATACAAACTAGCATTAGCGTTGCTTCCTTCGGCTAAAACTTGCGCATAACCTGATGCAGTGGGCACTATCATTACGTGTGCATCAATTGGGCCTTGTCCGGGGTCTCTAAGCAACAATGAGTTACCCGCAGGGGTTTGAAACATTATGGATTGGTTGGTAATTGTCCCTATGCTTGTACCTAACCCTTTAACTATTGTTTGACTTCCCACAGTAGCATAAGCAGCAGCACCAGAGCCGCCACCGCCTGAGAAGGTTACTGTTGGTTGTTCTACGTAGCCACTACCTGCGTTGGTGATGGTGAAAATACCAGACAAACCCCATTGAGTTGTTGCAGTAAATGTTGCACCTGTTCCACCTGCGGGACTAACAGTTGTTGAAATTGGGTTTGAAGGAAGTACTGTGTAAATACCGTTGAGAGAAATATTAACGCCTGTAATTGCACCTGAAGAAACAGTAGAAACAGTTAGTTGAACTGCTTGCGTAAATGTTCCACCAACAAATGTTAAAACATCGCCTACGGAATACCCAGTACCACCACTTGTAATTGTTGGAGTTCCAGCGTTTAAAGCAAGCGCTGATGTTGCCGTAGCCTGTACACCACCAGCAGTAGTAGGCGCTGAAATGGCAATTGTGGGAGGCGATGTGTATGCTGAACCGTTTGCTGTACGAGTCAAAGCAGTAACAGTACCACCGTTACTAATGTTCACACCGCCTTGGGCAGACAGATCAATAGCGCCTGTTGTGCCTTTGGATTGAATAGCAAGGGAAATGTTTGCGTCTGAACCTGCTACCGAATGAACGGGGGCAAAGGTTGTTGCGGAACCTGTTAGCGTTTGGTAGTTGACTGCGGATGCTGTGTTGGTTACACGTAGCTGTTCTAGCGTGTTGTTTGTGTAAAACTTGATGCTGCCCGTACTAGCAGAAGTTTGATATATTGAACCATCAGACTGAAGTCCAACTGTGCCGCCACCAGATAATGAAATTACAGGATTTGCAGATGCTGCTACAGTTGTAGTAACTTGATAAGCATGAACCGTTGGAGATGTCTCTAATTGAGCGCCCCAAAGAAAAATTCCCGATGTTCCATTGCCCGTAAATGTTTCGTCAGTAGCTAATGTTTGAGTACTGTTTACTTGTAAAAATCCCACAACAGCACTTTGCGATGATGACGCTGTTCCTGTTATAGTGCAACGATACCAACCGTTTCCAGCAGACGTAATTGTTGCTGTTCCTGAACCTGTTGTACTTATCGCGCCTGTTGATATATTAAATGTAGTCCTGGCATTAAATGCGCCATCCCAATTAAAGTACAAGTAATTGTAGCCATTGGCCTTTGCATAAACACTTGCTGTATACGTTATACCGGAAGTAATAGAAGCAACTTGGCTAAACCTATGGAGTGAGCTGACTGCTGTTGGGGTAATACTATTGCCAGTTGTTGTTGAGTCAGGCGCAGTTGTGGCGGTTTGGTTTATGGTTACCTGAGTTGGCGACCAAGGACTTACGTTAAATGTTTGGCTTTGTAACAATAGGTTTTGTAGCCCACCAGTGACAGCAACCGTAGTAAACGTACCAGCAGCAGGGGTTGTGCCGCCAATTGCAGGAGGGTAGGCCAGTGTGTCAGTCGTTACAGCTTTACCTGCGGCGTAGTCAACCCAGACATCTTTAGTTCCAGCAGAGAAGTTGACCAGCGAGCCGCCGTTTGAAGACGATAAAACTGTTGTACGCGCAAGTGTATTGCCTGCTGAGGCGTACGTACCAATGCCCACTTCCCACGCGGAAGTGCCTTGACCAGCAATGACGTAATACGTGGTGTTGCCGTCACCAACAGCAGCAGAAAACGTCTGAAAACCTGTTAAAGCTCCAGCAAGTGTGACACTACCCGTACCTGTTGTAGTGGTCGTTTCTCTAACGCGGTCCGCAAGAATCAGAGCCATCTAGCCCTCCTTATGCTGCGTCGAGGCTAAATGTGTATGTCACGTTCAGTGTGTCACCAGCAACAACCACGCGGTCGCCGGGAGACTGGAAATCAGAAGCGGAGAACAACGTACCCGAAGTGCCGGTAGCCGCTGAACACAAAAACGCGCCAGCAACCGTACCACCAGCGCCACTGATAATGAACGACGCAGGGGATGCCGAGTTTGTCACCACCGATGGGTCAGCCGTTGTAGCCGTAGCAAACGTGGCCGTTTTGCGGCTGCCTGTGTAGTTTGTGAATTCAGTCCAGCCTGTATGAGAGGCCAGCGTGTCACCAGCGGCAATTGTTGTGCCAGAGCCGGGGCCAGTAATCAGACCTACGTACCAAGTCGCAATCTGCGTGGCGCTGGCGAAGTATGTGGCGTTCATCGTCTGCAAACCTTGGTTCACAACTAGGTTTGGCGTTTCTTGGGCCCACTTCAAATTACCTTGCGCATCGCGGCACTCGATTGTGTAAATACCACCGGCTTTTGCTTTATTAGTCAACATGTTTGTTCCTTAAAGAATGCGTACAAGCGCAGTTTCTGGGTTGTTGTAAGGGAATTGAATGGTGAAATTTTGATTCAAAGTTGTTTGGTCAACCCCAAAATTCAACACACCCACTGATTTATTCCCTTTAGTGTAATTGTAGATTAACGCCCCGCGAACAGCAAAGCTTGTGCCTAGCCAACTGGGGTTATCAAACGACACGTACCCCGTATTATTTCCAGCTCCAACCACAGGGTTTAACAGAACTTGACCTCCCGCGATGTACCCTGCACTACTGACCTCGCCCGTAGTTGAGTAGACAGCGGTATTGCTATCGAGTACGGCCGTAGGACCATACAACGCAATTTTGAATACGTCCGTGTCAAAATTATGGATGGCCTGCAATAGTTGCTGTTTAAATGATTGGGTGAGACCTGCAACAAACATAAATTACCTCGCTGGAATTTTGGTTTGACCATCGCGGTATGCATCGCCACGCTGTTTGCCTGCGCCCAAGTTCTGGAGCAAAGCAAGTGCCTCTTTGTACTTGCCGTCATACAAGGCCATGAGGTCCTGCTCGCCTTTCAAGAACGTGTATGCTTCCACAAGAGAGCCATACAACAACGCAGAGCTGAAGTTGTCGCCCAGCCATGTGGTCCCCGCCGTGACAATTGACTCTGGGTAGTAATAGTAGTGCAGTTCAGCACGGTAAGCTGCATCTGGTGTTGGGCCAAGAATAAACGACAGCTCATTGGTGGTCGTAGGGGTTGGGCCCCCTGTTGTGGTTGGTCCAAAAATAGCGTAATATTTTGGTTTGGCCCAAACGCCCTGATTTGGGTAGACTTCTCGAATAAAGTTGACGTCTTTGCTTAACAAATATAAAAAATCGCCCTGAAACACTAGTGTTCCCGACACCGTTCCAGAGTTTGCAATACTTAGTGTGATGGTGGTACCGTTAATCAAAGTGACCAAGGACCCCAACGCAATGCCCGTACCGGATACTGCCTGCCCTACTTCAATGCCTGTAGCACTGCTCACCACAATGGTGGATTGCCCCGAAACGCCTGTGGCCGTTGGAGCTGCATAGCTGTAAATAGCGATTGAGTACGCTGACAAGAAATCAATCGGGGCAGATAGATATTTGTTTCCTGCTGACAGGTTTCCCTCCACGTTTTTTCGCAAATTTGCTAACTGTATGGAGTTGTATATGCGCTGTTCCGCCTGCTGCACAAACGTGGCAAGGTCCGTCGACTCGAAAGTGTTTTCGGTGTACTGTTGAATGGCAACGGTAAGTTCTGCGTAGGTCATGTGATTCGCACCGTCACTTGTGCCAGCAGCCCCGTGGCTGCCAACTGTTTAGAAGGGGGCATAGGCATCATACCAACACTGGCAAAAGATGTGTCAGAAGTTTCGCCGACGTAGACCGTCAGCCCCATACGCTGCTCTGGGCGAGGCTGGTACAAGGCCTGCGGCTCCGTGATGTTGCGTTTTGGCTCAAGTTGAGGATGCTTTGGCTCGTAGCACTCATTGCAGACTTTGAAGCCTTTCCAGTCTTTAATGAGCTCCAACAGCTTAAAGCGCTGTCCGCATTGATCGCACAGCGCTATCGCAAACTTGCCGGAAGCAAATCCTGCGCCCATGCTTACCTCGCCGTGTAGGTTGGGACCAAGAAGACACTTGCTGTGTCGCGGTCTTCAGTGGCTGCGCGGGCAAATTCTTCTTCGTACAGCACCTTGAGCATCTGCATGCGGTCTGGAGCCTTCTTGACGGACAAATGAAACGCCAGACCTGCCGTCAAAGCAGGCAAGAAGCGGAACACAATATCGGCCGTGTTGGTGTAGGTCCCTGCATTGTCTATGCGGCGGATGGCGTAGTAAACAAACGTCCACTGCTGCGTTGCATCCGGGGCGGGGTAGAAATACACCGTGGTGGGCACCGAACGCTGCACATAGTACTGCGCTGGCCGCGACTGCGTGTTCTTGTTGGGCACATGTAGCCACTCTGCACGGCTGATACGGTCAATTGTGATGTCCTGCTGCGTAGGTAGCCCCACATTGGTACGAATGACCGCGGACAGGGCGTTGACCGTGTCTGAAGGCAGGTTGTACTCGTAGGTGCCCGCAATCAGCGGTAACGAACGCTGCTCAATCGTCCACAGGTTCAAGCCGCGGTTGGCCCACTCTGCAAACATCAGGTTGAGCGAGCGCAGCGCCGTCTTCATGTCGTAGCCGTCCCTGACCTCGATGCCGCAGCGTTCGTACGCCTCGGCAATCATGTCATCAAACTGCAGGTCGAAGTCTGCTACGCCTGAAATTGCCATAGCTTAATAGATCTTGGCTGTACGGGAACGAGCTGCGCCAACACCGCGGACTTTGACTGTATCGCCAAGGACCGTAGTGTGAGTGGGCCTGCTCAGTATCTTGCCTTGGGACTGAGCCATGCCTGACACCGTGCCTCCTTTTGCAAAGCCCTTTTTAGCAACGCCTTCGCCTTTTTTGGCCAAGCCGCCTTTTGCGTAACAATTTTTCATAGCGTCACCGCCTTTCCTGAATTTTTGACCTTTGCTGGCCACACTAAACTCTTTGGCAACCTTGGAAGGAATGCCCACCTTTTTGGCAAATGCAGGGTTGTGTGCCGCCGCATCCATCAATCGTTTTTGCTTTGCGGACTTAGCTGGCATGTTTGTTCCCCATCAGTCGATCCAGTTTTTCATCTAGCCGGTCAAGTCGGTCAAGCACTCGATTAATATCTGCATGAACTTCCGTTTTTGTGACGTACTCTTTGGCAATCTCTTCTCGCGTACGATTCAAAAGAATCATGACACGATTCAATTCGTCCGACTTTTCTTTCATGACCCACCCGAGCACCCCGACTACTGCTGAAAGTGCCACGTTCCAAACTATGGTTTCCATATCAGCACTTCCACTTCTTCAAGGATTTGTTAATCCGGCTGTTTGGGTCTTTCGCCGTCTTCTCGGAAGTCAACTTCTTCTTCATGCCACTCATCCGGGCACAAAACGAGTCCTTTCGCTTCCCGCCTTCTGGCTGCGGAGGCTTTAAGTCCATCCCCTGCTTTTTTGCGGACGCTCGTCCCTTGGCGTTCAAGCCGCCTTTTGGGTCCTTGCCTTCCTTGCGCTGCCATGCTGGAGACTTCATTTCCGGCCTTTTTTAAAAATCCATGCTTTTGCCGGAAACATCAGTACATCTTGCACTGCTTGTTGCGAGCTTGGCCCACGCCTCGTGGAGCCACTGAGCCTGATGGGGCCTGAGCTTTACGTTGGCTTGTCTGCTTAGGACCACCTTTACTCATATCTTGACGTTGAGCACCGGGCTGGCGCTCGCCTTGATAGTTGGGGTCTTCCATTTTTGTTGCACGTCCCATGATGAACTCCTTATCCGTAGAAAATGTTTGCTGCTGCCGCGTTTGTCAACAAGGCATAGACCCCGTTATACGCTACCACGCCGTCACCGGGAATAAGACTGACGTTGTTGTAGGTGTCTCCTGCCGACACATCAAACGTCATCAACCAACGAGAGGCATACGCCATTGAAGCGCCCGCAGTGATTGATCCAGAGTTGATGTCTGTCAGGGTGAACGAGTTGGCATTTACTCGAGTGATTGAGTAATTACCATTGGTGGCTGAGCCGCCTGTTCCATCGCCAAAATCTACACCAATCACATCCCCCGTAGCCAATCCATGACCAGTTGAAGTAACGGTCACTGTAGTGCCCGATCTACCGTAAGTCGCAGTGGTTACAGGCGCAGTCGTGGTGTCAAACAGCGATATTGACCCAGCACTTGCCCCGCCAGTAAACGAAATGGCTTTAACACGGGTTCGACCTAGTCTGAGGAAACCGCTGGTGTTTATGTGCGCCTGTTTTACGTCATATTGAAAACCCATAATTAATCTCCTTGTGAACGGGGGCCTAGGCCCCCTAGATTAATTAGGCCGTACGGGTGAACACGTAGGCTGTTGCGCTCGAGAACATGATGGTGAAACGGCCAAGGCCTGTTGCACCTGCGGCAACGGTCAAATCACCAAAACTGCCAGCTGTGTCAGCAGCAGCTGTAGACAAGATACCGTTGGTGGCCACAGCAATAGTCACTGTGTTTGCGCCGCCAGTGTTGTCAATGTACAGGTCTAACACAGTACCCTTGGTCGCGCCAATCGCTGCACCCAACAAAGTGCCAGTGGGCAAAGTGATGGTGGTAGCGGCCGCTGAGGTAGATGTGATGTAGCCCGTTGCAACTTGAGCTGCAGTAGCGGTGGCCGTAGCGTTGATCGCTGCAGTGGTTGGGTGGTTTTGGTCAGTGAAAACCAAATTTGTGGTCGACAAATTAGTCACACTGGTGGATGCACCAAAGGTGCCAGTGACCGTAACTGCGCCAGTAGTGGCGTTCTTGGTGATGGATTGGAAACCGTTTTGCGAGCGTACGGGTCCGTTGAACGTGGTATTTGCCATGATTTTTCCTTACATGCAAGTGGGGGCGCATCTATCTGCATGTCGTCTAGTCCGGAAACTAGTCAGATGCGCCGGTAAGTCCGGAATGGCTTAAATATACACGAAATCTCTCTGGCGTCAAGCATCATTTTGTCACATTCTCGGAAAACAATATCAAACATGCGCTACAAAATTCACCGTGTTGATCTAGGCTGTCTGGACACACAGCTGGCGCTAACTCGACTCCAAAAACAGTGCTTGCCCCATGACGAACCTTCTATTACAACATTTGGCTACTGGTGGCTCGTTTATTCTGAAGATGGCGTTCCGGTTGCTTTTGCTGGTCTTGTTCCCTCTCAGCGTTGGAGTGATTGCGGCTATCTGTGCAGGGCAGGCGTTTTACCGGCTCATCGTGGACAAGGCATACAGAAAAAGCTTATTCGAGTCCGCGTCCGACAAGCACGTGCGCTAGGTTGGAATTGGTTGGTCACCGATACGCACGACAACCCAGCGTCTGGTAACAGCTTGATAGCTAGGGGTTTCAAGTTGTTTAATCCGACAAAACCTTGGGGGGCAGATAAGACCCTTTATTGGCGACTTAAGCTCTGAACAGACAACATATGCCCTATAAAGACCCCGCGGTGCGTAAAGCTAAATACAAAGAATATTCGGCAGCTCATTACAAGCGCAATACCGAAGAAGTCAAGGCGGCAAACAAAGAAAAACGGTCTTCGCTTAAAAAGGAGTGGAAGGCATACAAAGCCACCTTGTATTGCGCTAAATGCGGGTTTAACCACACAGCAGCGCTAGATTTCCACCATATAGACCCCAGCACCAAGACCGGTAGCGTCAATCAATTTATCAGCGATGGGCGCTTCAAAGCAGCGTTTGAAGAAGTGAAAAAGTGTGTTGTTCTATGCGCAAATTGCCACCGCATACACCACCACGAAGAACGCCACGCCGCCAAGAAGAAAAAGAAAAAAGGGGCCGAAGCCCCCTGAATTACTCTTCGATTCGGGTAATCACGTAGGTAGAGACTGTTACTGCTTCGTCTTCTTCAGCCAGCTCTTCTTCCTCTGCCTCGTCTTCCTCTGCCTCGTCTTCATCAGAGAACTCAACAATGTGCTCATAGTCAGCAGCCCAGCCGTTTTCCTTTTGGAACTCGATGAACTCTTGCAAAATTTGCACCTTTTCAAAGTCATTGGTCTCGATGGTTACGAACTCGTCGCTGCACCAATCGCTGATGTCAATTTTCACTGTGTACATACTAACTCCTGTGAATCATAAATACAGCAACAGCGCTGTAACGTCATCCTAATCAAGCACTGTGAAGGTTGAAAGACAAGAAAAAAGGCCCCTTTTGGGGGCCTTTTTTAGAAACCGAAGTTTCTGTTTACGCGCCGGGTGAGCCGTAAATACCGCGTGGGTCAGACCAGCCGAAGCTGTAACGCTCACGGGCTTTGTAACGCACGTTACCAGTTTCAAAGTCGCCTTCAAAGGCAGTTTTGATTGGTGAACGCTCGAACATTTTCAAGCCGTTAGGTGCGTCGGTCATCAAGAACCAAGCGTTTGTGTCTGTCAAGAAGTGGTTGACAGCGTAGCCTTCTGGGACCAAGCCCATAGACTTGATGGCGTTGACATCGTTATCAGCAGAGCTGGTACGCAATGTCGACTTCATCAAACGCTCTGCCGTAAATTGGAGTTCCTTAGGAACAATCATTTTACGAACGGTCAAAGCCACGCGCAGACCGCGTTCGTCAGTGAACGCTGCCACGTCGATGATGCCTTGCTCGAGAGAAGTCTCGTTCAAGTCAGCAGCAATTGCAGGAGTGTTACTGAAGTTAGGGCCCAAGGCAGTTGGGTGAGCGTTAGAGCACAAAGCCACGCCGTCGCCGCCAGCATAAGCGCCGCCAGAGAAAGCGTTGTTTAGCACAGAAGCGCCTTTAACTTGCTTGGTGTTGGCCATAGAACGAGCCAAAGCCTTGGTGTAACGGCCAGACAGACGGTCGTAGAGGTTGTCCTCAACGGCTTCTTCTGTCAAAGCGAACGCCATAGCAATGGTTTCGTGTGTGTAGCGAGCAGTGAACGATTCGATTGCGTTGTCATATTGCAAGCCAGCGCCTTCAGTCTTCACTGGGGCAGTGCCAAAGCCTGTCAACATAACTTCTTCTTCGAATGCACGGTCAGAAGTCTCAATTGCAAAGATTTCTTCGTGCTCGTTTTCGTAGCGCTTGTACTCCAAACCGAACAAAGCGTTCAGGCCGGGTTCCAGTTCTTTAACGAGTTGTGAACGTGTAATAGCCATGATTATGCTCCGTCAGATGCAACACCGACGCTACCGTACTGGTGTTGGTTGAGTTTTACAACTACGACTGCGTAGTTACCAAATGCATTTTCAGGAGATGTGTCGATACCGACAATCTTGAATGTCAATGCGGCGGTTTTGGCGATAGAAGCAGAGCTCAAAGAGCCGTTCGACACGCCGGAGGTTGTGCTACCAGTTGTGGAAGCGGTTGGGTCAGCGTTCTTACCGATGTTTGCCGCAACGACAGAGCCGTCCGCTTGCACCAAGAACAACTGGTTTGGATCATCCAACACTTCGCAAATGATGATGCCGTTCTCAGTCGTAATACTACCGGGGTAGTAGTTCTTCCAAGTGGGCTTGTTTGCACGGGTTGGGTCGTTGTATTGAACACCGTTGAACACGCCAGTTACGGCAGTGTGAGTCGCTGGGTCATACTTGATGATGTAGCCGTCATACACGACGACGAGGTCGCCCTGATAGATGGCTCCGGCCTGACCGTTAGCAATCGAGTAGCCATACTGCTTTTGAGCACCAGTGGCCGACAAGTTACCAACAGGACGCAGACCAAAGGCTTTATTTACGTTTGCCATTTGTAGCTCCTACGAGTTTGGGTTTATCAACCTTACGGTTGACGGAATGTTGTGCGCGAACTCCGCTCTGGAGATTGGATTCGCATTGAAGAGTGAGCGTTCTCACGCATCATCTCGTTGTCCACAGCAGTCAACTGATCCTGAGCCTTGCGTCGGAAATATTCCGCACGCTCTGCAAGCGTTTCTTTGGGGATTCGTGCAAGCATAAGTCCACCAACTGAAACCACTCCAGCGTGCTTTCCGTCATCCAGTGTAGGCAGCATTGCCTGATATTCCTCAGGCAACTCTTCCAAGCGAACGAGCTCATAACCTTCGCGCAACTTGGAATACACGTTTTGTTTGTCTTGATGACCGTTGACTTCTGCACGAATCCAACGGTGCTCGTAACCTTCAGGGGCAGGTGGCGCGTCAAGACGAGAAGGAGGGGCCCATGGCTTGCGACGCTCATCTTTGGCACGTGTTGCAGTGCTACGGGGTGCGCGGTCGATAACTAAGTCTTTACTCATGATTTCACTCCTTTACGTACTTGGCATATTCCTCGAGAGGAACGCCCAGTTTTTTTGCAATAGCAACCTGACTCGGCGATAACCGGACAGTTCTGCGCGCACTATTTATTCCCGAACTACGGGTTGCAGGTGCAACAGCTGGCGCGGAACGCTGTTGTCTGGTGTTTTGGTTGGACGATTGCTCGCCCGCGAAATGCTTCGGAAATTCATCACGAAGTCTTCGGTCCAGCTCAGTATAATACTCTTCTGAGTCGGGTTCAACCCCCTCCTCCTCAACAAGAGACTGATGGATACCCCAAGCACCGTATGTCAGCATACGGTTTTGGCCATACCAAGTGTTTCTAGCCGCCCAGTCTTCCGCTTTTGCGCTAGGACGAGGCTGCTGTGGAGCGGCTTGCTGGGGCTGTGGAGCGTACTGCTGCTGCACTTGTTCTTGATTGCTTTGTGGGCGTTCTTGCAACCAGCCAGCAACTTGACGCTGCTCCTGAACCAAAGCCGACAAGCGCTCTTGCGCTTCCAACTCCGTGTTCATATCATTCTCTTCACGCGCCTTCATGATGATCTGGCGCAGTTGAGTCTGCTGCGTATCCAAGCGAGCTTTTGCCTCAGTCAAGCGGCTAAAGTCCGTCTGCACCAGCTTTTGCTGCAACGTCTGGGTTTGCGTTTGCAGCCCCTTGGCGTACTCCACCGCTGCTTGCTCACGGCGCTCGGCCTCGCGCATGCGGGCAGTCAATTTGGAGATGCGTTTTTGCACCGCGTCGTTGACTGTTTCTAGCTCACTGCGAGTATCGTTTTGTTCGGCGGGCGTTTCAGCTGCCTGTACTTGTTCGTTTTTACCGACGTTTTCCTCATTCTCGACTGAGACATCGGTAGCCTTTTCATCGGCACCAAGGTCAAATTCAAGCTGGTCATCGTTCATTAAGTTTGTTGCCATTGCTCACCTCACATATGCAGAATGTCTTCTGGGTCTTTTATCGTGGCCAGAATCTCATCATCGTTCAAGATGCGAATCTCACCTCCGTCAATGGCCATACGCGCACCCGCGTAGCGGCCAAAGATTATCCAATCGCCCTCCTTGCACCAAGGGCCCGTAGGAAACTTGGCTTTGTCTTGGAAAGCAAGGTCCCCCACGGCCAAGACGTACGCGCACGTAGTCGTCAGTTGTTGGCGTTCCAGAGTTTGATCGGACAATTCAATACCGCCCTTGGTCTTGCGAGCACCACGGTACGGCAACACAATTACGCGCCAGCCAGTGGCTTGGGGTAAGTGCGACTTGATGTCAGACACCTGTTCTTGATGCTCTTTTCGAGCTTCTGCAGTGGCAATGGCGTCGGCGTTGGCCTTCTCTGCAGCGGCGATCTCTGCAGCGGCTAGTTCCTCCGCCCATTTCTTCTCCAATGGGGTCAGTTCAGTCATCTTAGGTCCTCTTTTAAGTCGGGGTTATTGTGGAGAAGGTTGTTTAGCCCCTCCCTCACAAATCGGTACCCCTCAAGACGGCCCATCAAAAACTTGTACTGCTCCATATCCCGCACTTTTCCGGCCACAACGATTTCTTGCGTCTCGCGCTCAAGATCTCGTATGGTTTTGTGCAGTCTCTCAACAAACTCAAGCATGGATAACTCCAATGAAGCAGACAGATAGGCCCCTGTCCGAGGGATGTGTGCACATTATGCACAAAAAGTTACGCAATTTTCACTTTTTTGAACGCGTCTTTTCGATAAACGTACTTAACGTCAGGATTGGGGTTGGCTGGCTTGCTGCGCTTGGGCGATCCGGTCAGCATTTTGCTGCTGGACGGCTTGCGCGTTTTGGATCGCTTGTTGGGTGAGTTGGTTTGCATGCTGTGCTCCTTGTTGGTCGATTTGGCGGTGCTGCACACCGTGCTGGGCTTCCAGCTTCTCGCGGTCCAGTTGCAGCTTGGCTGAGTCCTGTGCTTGGTCCGCTTGTTCCTTTTGCTGGTCCAATTGCAAGTGCTGTTGGTCCAGCTGGAGCTTGGCTTGGTCGCGTTTGGCGCTTTGATCCAGCTCCTGCTTCTTCAGGCCCACCAATGGGTCTTCCTGCGGGCCCTGCATCTCTGTCTGCATCTTCTTGGCTTCTTGGTAGAACTGGGCCGTCTTCATGGCGACCATGCCCTCGCGTTGCAGCGCAGAAATCATGTTCTGTGGGTCCATGCCGTACTGCTTGAACAATTCCGCTTCCACATCCTCTTCCGCCTTGAGGCGCAAGTGCTCAAAGATGTGCTTTTGCAGATTGACCGCGACGTTGGGCATGCTTGCCACCAAGGGGGACATGCCCATCATCAAGTGGGACATGATGTGCGCATCGTGCTGCTGGCCAGCGAAGGCTTTGAGCGCCACGCCGTCCAACGCCTGTGCGTTTTCGCTCATCGGGTCCTTTGGCTTGTCCACGTTAGAGCCATTGAGCAAATCATCGATGTCGCGCACGCCAATCGCCTCATACATGCGGCGGTATGCCTCGTACATGTTGTGCATCTGCGGTGCGCTCTGCGCCAGCTGCAGCTGCGTCTGCGCCATGGTGATGCGCTGGGCCACGGAGAAGATGTTGGGGTCAGAAACAGGCAACACATCGACGCGGTCGTCAAAGTCGCGCTTCTTGATGAAGCGGCTCTCGCCGGGAACGTCGTATGGGTACTCGTCGGGCATGTACTCGCCAAAACCCTTGGCCAACAAAGCAAACTCCAGCTTCTGGCTGTAGTGCATGCGCTTGTGGATGGACGACATGACCGCGTTGCCCTTCTCGAGCAAAGCAATCGTGGTGCCCACGGCAGCGTTTTGGTTGCTGTCGCCGACCTGCATGTCGGTGATGCTTGCCAAGCGGCGGCCAGCATCGATACAAGAGCCCAACAGGGCCATCAATGTCTGGCTTGGCTCCTTGTATGGCAGCGGCAGGATAGATGCCTGCAAATCGGCACCGCCCACGTCAATGTCGCGCCACTCGCCGGGGCTCAGGGGCACGTCGTCGTTCATGATACGAGCGCCCTTGGCCTTGAAACCTGCTGGCAGGTTTGACAAGGTGCCCGAGTCGATCAACTGCTGCAAAGCAGAGGTGGAAGTCTTTGTCAGGCCGCCGATGAGGTGCAAGAAGCCAAGGCCGTATGCGCCGGGACCCTGAACCAAGAGGTAATGGATGTAGTACTGCTTGCGGGCGTAGGTCTCGTCGCCCTCTTTCCAGTTGCGGCGCACGCCAACCACGTCACCCGTAGTCTCGTCCAGCGTGACTATGTACGGCAGGGCAATTCCTGTCTCTTCGCCGTCTTCATCCTTGTGCTCAAAGCCCTGCAAGTCCAAATCAACTTGGAACTCCAACAAGGACATCTCTTCCTCGGTTGAGTTGGGCTGGACACCCGTAGTCTTGTCGACTTCCTTCTTAATAATGCTCTGGCCCGCTTCACCAGAGGTGGTGGGCATGGCGTTGTCAAGGTACTGCCCGCGCACGACCGCCTTTTGGTAGTCGTTGGTGGTCATGAACACGCGGTGCGTGATCCGCGAGCATTCGCTCATCACTGACGAGCCGTTGTACGGAATGTACAAGTTGTCTGGCAACACGAGTGCACTCACCATGCGCTGCTTGTTTTCGTCAAAGTAGACCTTCTTGAACGCCGAGCCGCCGTAGCCGACGTAAAACAGCATCTGGTCGAAGTCAGGGGTGTACTCTTCCATCACCGAGGTGATTTGGTAGTTCATGAAGTTGCGCACGCGCTCTGCCTGCGCCAACTTCTCGCGTGTCTCTTTGCCCAGCACCTGTGTACGCACAGGGCCTTCGGCGGGCATCAGCTCTTTCAGGGCTGTGGACTGGAACTGCACGATGGCCTCGGTCAACAGAGGGTGGCTCACGCCGCACGCGCCTTTGAACGGTTTGGTACGCTCTTCAAACGTGAAGCCCAAGAGCTTCAGGCCCTTGCCGTACTGCTCTTCCCACTCCTTGCGTGAGGACTGGTCTGCCTCGAACAATGACTGCAATTCAGAAGACATGGTGGCCAAGACCGATGAGTCAATGACCTCTGCAAGGTTGCTGTCAAACGCAACCTTGCTGTCCTCTTCCTCGCCAATGCTGACTGTTGCGCCGCCTTCGTCATCGATCTCAATCTCGATGTCCGGCATTTCTGCTTCTTTGTCAAATTCAATCAGCGCTTCACCCGCTGGCATGTCATTGTTGCGTTCGATAGCCATGTGTATTCCTTATAGGTAGCGGCGATTATCGCCGTTGACGCGCTCTACTGCGCCGCCGTGTGCCATATCAACTTGTCCCCAGCCGGGAGGATTATCACTGCGTTGCACGCCTTGCATTGGATCAATCCCATCTTTCCAGTCGCGATAAGCACGGTTCCAGTCTACAACCGACCCGGAAACCGAAGCTCCAGTGCGATCTTTGGTGTAGCTATTTTGCTTAAGTTGACCAATATGCTTTTCGCCTTTTTCAATAAATTTAAAAATGTCATCCCACTGGTTTGTTGCGGGTTCTGAGTTAAACGCCCCACGAATTTGAGTAATGTTCCACTTGTCGCCCTTGCCTGCGTCCGACTTAGCCATCTCCAACGTAACTGTTGGTTGGCCCTTGTCGTTGCGCAAAGAGTAGACCTTGACTAGGCCTTCATCAAACGCTTTTTTGCCTCCGTACGGCAGCCCTGTATATGCCATTCCATATGTATCACCATCAGAATAGCCGCCTACGGAATGATTCATGAGCTTACCTTCAAGGGACGTGGCGCGAGCATCTGTAATTTGTCTCCACTCGCCTGTGCCCCCTGACAAGAAAGACTTGGTGAACATTTCAAGGACAGGCTTGGGTATCGTGCCGCCCTTGTCCGCCCTAGCAATCGCTGTGTCGTAGTCGCGGTATACCTGCAGCTTCTTTCCGCCTTCGATCATGGCGTCGGCAAAACTCATGTTCTTAAGTTTATTGGCGGGCACCGCAGCTATATTTTCCGCCACCTGCTTGGGCGACAAGAAATCAAGATATGGCTGCTCAATGTCATAGATTGGTTGCTGGCGCTGCAAAGCCCCCTGTACTCCAGAAGGAAGCGTGCCTTCTTCACCCGCTGCAACAAGATTTCTTAAGATGCGAGTAGAGCTTGGGTAACTTTCGAGGTCGGGAAGGGCATAGGTTGACAGGCTTGCGTTTTGGAAATCGTTTGGCACGCCTTCTGCCGTCATTTGCTGTCGTTGTTGCTCTCTAAGATCCGTCATGTGCTTATTAAACAAGCTGCGAGCATCCGCATCCGATGGGTTATGTAGCCCCAACACCGTGCCTTGAATATTTGTCTGCTCGTCGTAGAACTTTTCCAAGTGGCGCTTGGCCATCTCATGCCCCGGCGCGTTTGGATCACGGGCAGCCGCAAGCAAGTAAGGCGGGAACCTTTCAACATCACGGCCCGACAAGGGCAGATCGCCCGTGCGCATGGCGTTTCTCAACGAATCGTCGCCCGTGCCGTACTCGGTAGTGAAATACTTGCGGGCTTTCTTGTCAATAAAGTCAGTAACCATGTCCCTGTTTTCCTCGGGGACCTCTTGCCTAGTACGGGCGTTGTACCTGTCTAGCAATTCATCAAACTTGGACAGTTCCTGTTTATCCAACGACCCAGAAGTGGCAAACGTACCGCCGCGTGGCTTGACTGCGTAAGCAATTGGCGGGCTAATCGGAGCCAGCATGCCTTCGCCTTCCATACCGCGCAGCACCTGACGGGCAGTTTCCTTACCCACGAACTTTGCAGCGGGGGCAGCCGCTTTGCCAAAGCCCGGAGCCATGATCTCACCCATAGACTCCATGCCAGAAGACTCTGGGCGGGCAGGAGTGATACGCGGGACCATGCCGCGGATCTCTTCACTGGTCGGAGCAATGGTTTTTTCATCTACCTTCACGCCGCCCGGGCCAAAGGAGAAGTTGATACCCTTGCGGCCCAAGGATTCCACATCCCCCACAAGACCGGGGACCTGAGACACCGCTCCGCGGACAAGAGACTCCGCATTACTGGCCGCGCCGCGGCCAACATCAGTGCCCACACTCTTCAACGCCTCCAAAGCTGCGCGGGCCGTGGTCGGTTGTGCAAGGACCTTGCGTGTTTCCTCGTTGATACCGCCGTCACCAATGGCAATTTCGCCGTAAATCGGGCTGCCGTCGTACCTGTGCACCACTCCGCCGTCCTTAAACCGCGCAACTTGCGGTTTTTGCGTTGGAAATGGGCTTTGATAGGTCAGATCTAGACCGGCTAATGCGTTTGGCGTCGTATCTGGCTCTTCAACAGGCGCTTGCGCCTCTTTCCAGATGTCCTCATCGGGAGTTTCAGGCTTGTCATCGGCCAAAAACATCATGGCCATCGCCGCTTTGTAGCCGGGACCCGCATCTTTGACAATATTTTGTGCCGAGAGCCCCGATCCAAGGGCCTTGGTCATGGTTTTCTCGCTTGCCGTGGGCTCCGCAGCAGGCAAAGCAGCCACTTTGTCCCCACCAAGCGTCTTAGAAATCCGTGCAACATACCCCTGAGTCTCCGCTGGCAAAGCTTTTGGGTCCGCACCCGACGCCAACCACTTGTCCGTGTTGCCCGGACCCCAGTTGTACGCAATCAAAGCCTTTTGCGTGTCCCCATACTTGTCCACCATGGCCTTCAAATAATCCTTACCCACCCGCGCCAACTCATCCGGGCCCTTATCCTGCGCCGGGGCCACACCAAAACCGGGAGACTTCGCAGTCTTTGGCATGACTTGCATCTCACCTTGCGCACCCTTAGGTGACGTGAGCAAGTTGCCCTTGTCATCGTAGCGCTTGCCTTGGCTCTCGGCTTGCTTTACCGCTGCGTGGAGTTGATCAAAAAAGTCTTGGGCCATGGTCCGGGGTCCTCGGATAAAGTTGCCACATTTTAGGGCCTATGTCAATAATACTCAACAGGCTCTTGATTTGGCTCGGGCTCATCCCAGTCATCATCCTGCAAGGAAATAAACCCGCCCTGACGAAAACGGTTCCATGCCATCACCGCCGTGTCCACTTGGTCATCGTTCGATCCGTTCGGAAAAGCAGCACACTCCTCCACCATATCATCCGCCCACTCCTGATCCTCAGGGTACCAAACCATCCCCGACTCCAGAATCGGTGCAACAGAGTTGGCGCGACTGATTTTGTCCTGACCAGTCCTGCGGCCGCCCGGAGAGAACATCGTGACAGGGATGCCGAGCTTACGCAGTTCTTGCTGCAGCGGAGTTCCAGTGGCCTTGGCCTCGATCAAGACGTTGTCGGGCTTCCAATACTGGTACTCGTCCCGTGCAACGCGTTTCAACTCCGGGAAATCCCAGCGACCTTTGCGCACGTTTAACAAGATGAGGTTGGGGCCCGAGTCCGCATCGGGATGGAACACGCCCCATGTGCTGATGACCGAGAAGTCAGCGGTCTCTTTTTTGGAGTACGCCGTGTCCATGCATTGCAAGATGTACTCACAAGACGGGGGTTCTGCAAAAGTCCACTTGCGCCACCACTCGCGTTTCAGGATCGCACCCTCAGAGTTGGTAGGCTGCTGCTGCCACTGGGCATTCCACTTGGGCAAGCCAATGGAGAACTTGACCTTCTCTAACTCGTCAATCTTCCAGTAGCCCGGCCAAAGGGGCTTGCCGCTTGGCAGGATGGCTGGGAACTCCAACACCTCCCACTGGTCAGCCTTCAAGTTTTTCTGCATCTTCAGCAGACGGCCAGCAACGTCGTCGGTCTTCCAACGGGTGTTGATCAGGATGATTGCGCCGCCCGGTTGTAAACGCTGACGGGGGCCTGACTCGTACCAATCCCAAGTGTTTTGCATCGCCGTGTCCGAAATCGCATCCTGTTCGTCCAAGATGTCGTCCAGCACAATGATGTCACCTCCGCGACCCGTCATCGCACCGCCCTTACCAATAAAGAAGGCTTCCCCGCCTTGGGCCGTGTTCCACCGTCCGGCGGCCTTGCTGTCAGCAGAAAGCTGCATGTTGGGAAAAATTTCCTTGTACCGCTCGTCATCAACAAGGTTACGGATCATCCGGCCAAAGCGTTGCGCTAGTTCAGCAGTGTGGGATCCAACGATGAGCTTGGACTGTGGCAAACGGCCCATGAGGTAGGCAGGAAAGAGATAGCTCCCAAGCTGGGACTTCCCGTGCCGGGGCGGCATGGCGATGATCAGGCGTTTGCATTCCCCGGTGATGACTCGGTCGAATTTGTCCGCAATGATTCGATGGTGCTCCCCGACCAACATCTCAGGCCAAACGTATTGGCAAAAGTCGATGAATTTGGTTGTTGCACGCTCATGCGTTTCAAGGAGCTTGAGCCGCAGCTCCAAGCGTAATTGTTCTTCTTCAATGTCGGCAGGTACGTGTGCCATGGCAGACTCTCAAGTTCTGGAATTTTTATATATTACCCCACCCTAGCCTTTTTTAAAACAAGGGGGTGGTTTTGTGGGTTGCCTGATAAGTATTTGTGGGGAAATTGTTTGTCTCAAACCGAGGCGGAGGCTGACTCTAAACAGACGGGTGCAAATATGGCCCTCCCCCTACGGAAAAGACAAGGAAAGCCGCAGTCATAGACAAGGTATCCGCGGGCCCACCCACCCCCGCCACCACCCATTGGGAATACTTTTACAAAATCAGCCTGTCAAGTTATTTCTTCCTATCACCTCGGCCGAGGTGATAGGCGGAGGCTATGGCACAGGCCAAAAGAAACCCAGCAGCTGCTGGGTTTGTGCGGATCAGGTTAGTTGCACTCGATCCGGTATGTTGTGACTTCCTCTATTCGTGTGCCAGTTGCCACCTTCCTACAGGTGGGGGATCCGTCTCGCACGTAAGCGCTGATGCTGATGCGCACATCATCCAGCTGGATCGTGTAGTCCTTGTTCAAGAACCGGGCCCACTCTTTCTCTTCCACCTTGTCGGTGAACTGCAAAAAGAAACCCAGCATGTCCACCAGCTTGGGGTCCTTGAATCCCTCCAAGTCATGCAGGGTCAAGTGGATGACTGGGCAATGATAGCTCGTGCTGGTAATGAACAAGGTACTGGCCTCTTCTGCATTCAAATCCTTGAATGCACCGGAGTACTTTGCACGAATGATCATTCGTTGTTCTTCCATTTGCTTTGCTCTAGTGATCAGCGCATGCCCCTCTTGCTTGGATGACTGGACGTAGTTATTGATCGCTCTGATCAGAGGGTTTACTTTGCGAGTGTTCATTTCTCTATCCTTTCTAAGTTGTACTGGACCGGCTGGTCCAGTAACTACATTATAGGGGCAATGGGCCCGAGGGCCCATTGATTGTTGCTATCGGGCCCGCACTACCAGATCGATAGAGTTAATCGTGTCATGGATGTGAGATTCGAGGTATTCGTTCATCCACTCGCTGATGCTGTTGTCGATGTCGATGTTGTCGTTTATGTAGTCCTGCACCTTGTCGTTGATGTCGAGGTTGTCCTCGACCCAGCTCTCGACGCGGCTGTCGAAGTTGGAGCTGGCCCAGTTGTCGATCTCATTGCGGATCAGGTCGAGCAGCGCCAGCTTCTCGGGGCTTGGACCGCGGGCCTGATCGAATGCATTTGCGGCAGTGTTCAACACTACCATGACCGCGGTCATGGCATGCGCTTGAGATTCAGTTGGCAATGCAGCGATTACATCGTTTGCATAGATGACGGCTTCGTCGATGTCGCAACCGCGTGATGCGAACATGGTGCTGGTGTGTTTACGAATCGGGTTCATATCTCTATCCTTTCTAGGTTGACCAGCATTGTTGCTGGTTGCATCCATTATAGCCCAGCTGGGCAGCTGGGCTAATGAATTGTTTCTATCAGGGCCGCGGCCCTGATAGGGTTACCTGTACCAGTAGTCGACGCCGTCGATGTTGATGCAGGAATAATCCGCGCGAACATTGCCCGCGGTCCTGTGCCAATCAATCTCAATATATGACGGCAGCTCCCGCGGGAGGTCTCCGATGTCCGACACCAGATCCGCTACATACTCCACAAAATAGCTTTCACGAATCAGGGTGATTGGGTACCAGTCCCCGCGCCACTGCTCATCTCCGCCATACCCGCGGAGATCCTCCATGATGGTCATCAGGCCCACGCGCTCGAGATTATCGGGACCGTTGTCCCATTCCAGCAGCTCGGCCCGAGCTGTCTCCAGATCTTTCCATTCAGGCGTCGACTGTGTGTCTTCGCTGTCGTGGTAGTTGTACGCGTCCTCGCATGCGTCGACGTGGTCTTGCAGCTGCTCGCGCTCGGCCTCCAGCTCCTCGATTCGCTCAATGAGCGAGCGCACATCCAAGATATCGTGCATATTGTTTTCAGTGATTGACATGGTCTCTATCCTTTCTGTTACTGAGGTGATCAGTATATCACCTCAGGGCCCGCGGGCCATGAATAATTTCTATCGGATATGCACCACCGATAGATGGGCAGCGGTCCAGCTGGGCGCGGCCCCAGCTCGCGCCCCTAGATCCTCGGCCGTCGGATCCGCGGGCCACGTGATCCGACGCCAGCAGTAGGGACAATGCCCCGCCATCTGTCGGGGCAGCTCGCGCACCTCACGGACCGCGGGCACGTTGTGCACGGGGCAGCGCCCCGTCATCTCAAAGTGCGAGGCCGTCATTATGCGCACCTCATCAGCTCGGCCCACTCTTCGCCCATGGTATCGGCCACGAATTCAAAACTGCCCTTGGTCCCCTCTTGCACTTGGGAGCGGCTCGGGATGTGATTCCCATAATAGTCTCGAGCATCACGCGGCCCCAGCATGCAGCATCCCGATTCAATCGCGTCCATCATGGCGCGGCCGTAGCTGCCCTGAAAACTCCACGCGCTGCCTGAATTAATGGCCCGCTGAATGCTCAAGTAATACTCTTCGGCCGTGGCCTCTTCGTCGCATTCAATCGTCTCAATGTCGTTCAATGTAAGCATCTCTCTATCCTTTCTAGCCCCAGCACTATTACTGGTGCGATAAGTATATCGCACCACGGCCCGCGGTCCAATGAATAATTTCTATCGGGGCCGCGGCCCCGATAGCCCCCCGAACCACGGCCCACGCACCACCACCAAAGCCCCGCGGGCCACGGCCCGCGGCCCTCGCGCCACGTTTACAGCGCTAAACAGCAGGGACCGCGGGCCTAGTTTACGGGTTGAACATTACCCGCGTGACCTGTCCCCAATTACCCGCTCTTCCCTGCAGAAACGGGGCAACCTGTCCCTAATTAGTTGTTGGTTAATCGAATTGATCTAAAAACCACCAAAGCAGCATAAAAACAGCAAGCCCCACGAATATCAACATGCCACCACCTCGCGCCCGATATCGCCCGCCACATGATGACGCAGCAGGGAACCAGTAGGCAGCGATTTTGCAAATGCTTTGATAGCCGCGGCGTCGTTGTCTGTCTTTGCTTTTTTGGTGCCGTGCCATTGGATCGCAGTAGGGCCGCTCGCAGCGTAGCAGCCACCTTCCCCCGTGCCTACTTTCTTAGCGCCCGTGCCATGGGCCACAAAAACAATGACGTCTTGGCGGTCAGGGCGTGCGCACAACGGGGAACCATTGCCGCATTGTGCGCAGGTGAAATTCTCGGCCAGCTCTGCAGGGCAGCGATAAAAACGCACGTCGTCAATTATTTGCGGCCATTGTGTGCCAGTAGGCGCGGCCAGTACAGCAGGGCGCCCCAAGCGCACAGCGGCCACAGCTTCGGCCGTGGTGTCACAGCTCGCATTGATCACAGTTTGCCCTTTCTTAGCCTTAGGCAGCAGGGCAGCAGCAAAATGCGAATAAGTCCAAGCGATACCACCACGGGGCACAGCGGCCAGCAATGCGGCCATGTACTCCGTGTCTAAATCATTGGATCCTGTTTCACTTTTTGGGTGCAGGGCGCAAGACTTAGGGCAGGTGCCATAGGTTTCGTGTGTGCCTGAGCGATAAGTAACAGCAATCGGGCCAGTTTTACGGTTTGCCGTTACGGCTACAGTTTTTAACATTTCTCTATCCTTTCTGTTGATGCAGCCACAATTTTAGCAGCTTAATAACTGCGATCCAATTGATTTTTTATATTGGATCCAGCTCTTCAATAGCTATTGCGACATGTGCGAGTCAGTAGGTTCATATCTTTCATATTCCAAAAACACGGCAATCACCGTTTGTTTGGTGATTTTGAACTCGTCAGCAATTTCGGTGACGCTCCACCCAGCTGCATCCGCTTCAAAAATTTCTTCAATGAGGTCGTTTGTCATCTCTCTATCCTTTCTGTTGATGGAGCCATAATCTTAGCACCACGATAACCACGGTCCAATTGATTTTTTCTATTGCGTTTCGGTTTTTGATAGCCATGCATATAGGTCTGCCCATGGCATGCCATGCGACGGCCATACAGCAACTGCAGGATGTCTCAGGCCGTGCGCGGCCACGTCAATTGCATCACTGCCGCGGTATAAATGAATTCTCGCAGGCTTCAGCGTCGTGCCCCCCTCTTGCAGCACCAAAATAAAGCAGGGCCTACCCTTGGCAGCATGCCTCGTCAGGAATGAAATTTGATGCGGCCGCAGTGACACCTTCAGGCCACTCGCCACCACTTTCAGCTCCATCATCACAAAGCGATCATGTACGCCCACCAGCATGTCAGGAATGCCAAGGTTGACGCGGTTTTCAATCCGCTCAATGGCCACATCAAACCGCAGCAGGGCATCCCGCACGCGTGCCGAAAATCGTGCCTCAGGTTTCATCGTCGGGCTCGTCGTCGTTGTCGCGCTCAAAGATGTCCAGCGGGGGCTCTTCTACCCCTGCATCAAACACAGGGTCGCGCTCGCGGTCTATCGTCTCAATGACCTGCCCCGTGCTCGCCTCAATCAAAGCAGTAGGCGGCGGCCCACCATACAGTTTTTTGAGCTCGTCCAACTTCTTTTGGACCTCCTCTTTGCTCATGCTGTCAATGGTGCCCGTGCGAATCTCTTTGCGGTCCACATAGATGCTGCCCAAAGCCTGCCCGCGGCGATATTCTGCCTGCACAGCGGCTGCATATGCCCCCGCGTCCAAAGCCTTGTCACGAATGATTTGCAGGTCCCGCATGTGCCGTTCATACGATGTGTTGTACTTGCTGTTGAGCTCTGCCCTGTAGGCCTGAATGGCGGCCACCACGTGAGGGTTGATTTCAGGGTTGGTCAGCTTCCACGCCATCACCGAAGCAGAGGTTGATTTGTACCCTGCGCGGATCGCTGCCTCCTTCATGGTGACACGGCCATCCCCACTCACCAACTCAGTGATGAACTTCCATTCCTTAGCGTTGACAGTACGGGGCTGCTTACGCAGCGGGGCCACCTCTGTGGCCATTCGCGCAGCTGCCTTATCTCGCAGCGCAGGGGGCACGTTGTACACGTCCTTTTTGCCCATTATTTGATTCTCCACAAGCGCCAGCCATTTTCAACGGTACGCAAGGAAAACTTCCAATCAAGCCCGTGGGCCTTGGTCCACCGCATACCGCTAACACGTGCCTTGTCTGCATCAGGCCGCTCTGCAAACAAGATGCTGTCGCCTACCCCCATGTCATGGAAAGGGTACTTAGTCCGCATGACTGGATACTCAATGCCATTGTCTACTTTGTACATTTGGTAATTTCTCCGAAACTTTCCTGTACGCGATTGTATCCCAGCGTACGCCCAGTGAACAAGAGGCTGCCCTATAGAGACTTTTTGGGGAAGAGAGTGTTTTACAAAAACAAAAAGTGACTTCGCGGATCCCCCCTGAAAATTGCCTATTATTTAATCAATTACACCCAATAATAACCCTGTAATGTCTCCGACTACTCTCTACACCGCATGAATATTGATCCTTACGCCAATTACACCCATTACGCCAATTCTCACAAAATAAAATAAAAAAACACCTCTTACCCTAAAATCCCCTATAGGGACCCTCAAAATAGCATAAGAACCCCGGTCCACGGACCAAAATCCATATATAGAACCCCTTTCCCCCCTCTGCCCCCACCTTGTATAGGTATAAACCCCTATAAAATAGTTCAAAAAAGAATTAAAAAAGTGTTTGCAAGTTCATAATCGTATGCTATAGTAACCCCGTTACTTACCAAAACCCCCAGAAAGGATAGCTAAATGAACCCGAACATCAATGAACAAGACTTGGTCCGTGAGACGTTAAACGCGTCGCGCATGTTGTTGTCCATCCTGTCCGACAACTTCTCTAACCCCGTGGATGCCTACGTTGCCTTGGTCTTTACCTTGGCTTCTTTGTCCCATGGTATGGGCATTGATTTGGAGCACACCGTGGCGGGTGTGACCTCTGCTTACAACGATTTGGCTGCCAGCCGTGCAAAAAAGGATGACCTGTGATGCTTGACCGTACTTATTTCAAATTTTTGGCACATTGTGACTCTACCGATTTAGGCGTGGACCGCGTTGCGGTGGCCTTGTTGGATGAGATCTGCTTGTGTGAGGTAGATCCGTTGACCGTGACTGAAGCCATGTCGTTGGCCTATGTTGCTTCGCCTGCCACTGTTCACCGCAAGATTGACGAGTTGATTGCTGCGGGCCTGATTGAGCACAAGCAGGAGGAGGGCAATCAGCGCACCAAATTCTTGGTCCCCACGATGAAAGCCTTGGACCACTATGCCCGTTTGGGCGCAGCTATTCGGGAGGCGGTCAAATGAAGGACAACACACCAGCCTTTCCGACTGGAATCATCACCGACGATGTGGGCCTGATCGTTGGTGGCAGCAACGGCATGAACCTGCGCGATTACTTTGCTGCCAAAGCGATGCAAGCGTTAATTGACAACGATGGTTTGTTTTCAGAGATACCAACACAGGCTTACAAATTAGCAGACGCAATGATGGAGGCACGCAAATGACTTGGCCCTTCCCCCCATTTCCTAATCCATTGGATCAGGGCAACAGCATCCCGAAGTTCAACCCTGCCAACCATGAGGAGGCACCACTGTGAACTTAAACCAAGGAAAGGTGGCCGGTGGCCTCGTAGAGGAATTGCTGGATTTGGTCCACAAGTACGACGAGTCGCTGTACATGGCCACGGTGATCGGCTGCTTGGAGCTGGTCAAACAACAACTCATCAACGATGCGATGGAGAACAACGATGAATGACCGTGAATTATTTTTGAAAGCGCTGCACAACGCCATTGCTTGGCAAAACCGATGTGTCGAGCTCTATGAGCTGCTTGAATTGTTTTGCATGGATGCCGAAGCGGCCCATGCCCTTAAGGAGAACACATGAGCTCTCGCTGGGCCCCTTTGATCGTCACGCTGCTGATCTGTGCGGCGTATTACTTAGCAAAGAATTGAGGTGAAGCATGACGTTACCCTTTGACATCTGTCGTTGTGTTGGCGTGAAGGATGACCGTAATCGTTTGGTTACACCTTGTGCAACCTGCCGCAGAGTGTTGGAGCAAAAACCTAGTGGGCCAAGAACCCCGTGGTTTATGAAGCCCCCGTTGAAAGACGGTGAGTGTGAGCA